ATATATATCATATATTTATACATGAAATAGGCGCGGGACATTTTAGACAGGGGAGGGGGCTAAAGCCGCCTCCCACCAGCGGGATTATTCCCCAGCAGACATTTTCCCAATGATTTTTTTTATTGCTTCGTCAATTTCAGTTTGCACTTCAGACGGGAGTCTGGAGAACTCGTAGGCGACAACCCGTTTTTTCGGATCGGACTTCTTTCGGGCATATTGGCGACGGTCAGAGAAGTCTCGCAGCTTCTCAACCACCACAGATTTAACCGGCGCGGGCTTCAGGCTTTTGCTTTCCGCTTTGAAGATAGCCAGTATCTTCGCTTTATCCTCTTTCGCGCCCTCAGTCTCTGCAATTCGTTCGCGCACCGTATCAACCAGCTCTTCAATCGGCACGCTTTTAGCGTTAGCATCCTCGGCGATCTGGAGCAGTAACTGGTAATCTGGAAGGGCGAGATCGCTGGCTACGGGGAAGACAGCAATCATCTCATCCGGCACCGCGGCAGCCTGGAAAGCTCGCGTCACTTTTGCCTTTGAGATGTTCTCAGCTCGGGCGATCTCTTCTTTGGTCATATTCTTACCGTACATAACCTCGAAGCGTTTACCCAGCTCGCGCAGAGTGTGTTCGCGGGCTGTCTGGATATCAATGGCCAGCTGGCGGGCATCCGCCAGGCTGATCTCATCTTTCGTCACCAGAATCTCAAATTTCGTTTCATTGAAGATACACGCAGCGCGGCGACGCGATCCGTCCAATACCTCAATGCGCTCCCCAACCATACGACCGATAGCCGGGAAGAACTGTTGCAATTTAATGGTGCGGGAAATATCGCTTACCGACTCAGGGGTGAGCAGAGACTGATCGCGGCCGTTAACTGCCGGGTCAACGAACGTGCGCGACTCAATCTCACCACTCAGCACGACGGTAAGCAAGAATTTAGCCTGGCGGCCAGATTTTAGGGTAAAGGTTTTGGTGCCTTCACTGCCTTCAAGCATGCGAGCAAACTCGGAGCTATTCTTGCCCAGCACTCGTCCACGGGAAACTATTTTTTTCATGCCGCCTCACCCCTAACAAACTCAATTCGATCAAACACAGCCTTAGTGAAACGCTCGGCCTCGGTTCGTGCCTTCTTCAGCGCCTCTGCACTGCCTGGATACGATTGCGGGTTGGCACTGATTACGGTGTCGAAAGACTCGCCGCATCGCTCAAAGCCATCCAGACGAGGCAGAGAAGAGTCCAGAATGTTGCTGGCGTAAACCTCACGCGCAAGGCTGTGTGATGTCTCGTGATCGCGCTTGCCGGTCATCTTCGACATAAAACCAATGCTGGCGCTCAAACGCGGTTCTACGCCTTCCTCCTCCAGTTGCTCCAGCATTTCTGGCAGACGGGTGAGATATTTCAGTGTTGAGTGGAAGTCAACCTGGGCTGGTGGGGTAGGGGTAAGCAGCAAATCGCTGGCCGCCAGACCGTTGAGCAGGAACGGATCCAGGTGTGGACCGGTATCAATAAAGATAAAGTCATAATCATCCGCAACACGATCAATGATATTGCGTCGAAGGATTTCGTACTGATTTTGTCCGGGAAGATGCTCTTCAACCAGCTCTTTCCATTGGCTGGCAACAAAGCCATCGTCGATAGAGGCTGGAATCACGTCTACGCCAGGAACGATGGTCGGACGAATCACCTCTTTGCGTAGCGTCTCCGCGTCCAGGTCGTTCAGCATCGCCTGCGCGGCGGTTTCCAGGATGGAACCAATACTGTGAGTATGGTCGAGGAACATTGTGCTGGATGCCTGAGGGTCAAGGTCAATTACCAGAATGCGTAGATCGTGACGCAGTAAATCCTGATGCACACGCAGAGCGTGCGCCAACGTGACTGTGGAAACCGTTTTGGATACGCCACCCTTCAGGTTTACGACAAAAATAACGTAAGGCGATTTGTGAATGTCGCGATATTTGGGGATCTTACGGTGGGCATAGATATCAATGACGTTCTGGATGGTCAGCGCGTACTGTTCAACGTTACCGACCTGTTTCTTGTTGAACTGGTACCCATCATCTTCCATCTCTTTGATGGCCTGCTCCACAATACGGCGGCTCAGCTTCGGCAACTTTGCCACAGCGTTACGAGTGAACGTCTGATAATACTCGGTCTGATTGAACTCTTTGCGCTGATCTTCAATATCCTGACTCATGGCCTTAAGTAATGCGCTTGCACGAAGAGCTATGGTGCCGACACCGCCGTAATCGCGTTTCATCATCATCTCCTTATCATTTCGTATGAGTGAATTGTACGTTTGATTCTGCTACGTGCAACTTTTTTTGATTCGTGCGTCAATTATTGCACGTAAAGAAATGGCGATGTGGCTATTAGATGTGTGCTGGAGGGATGATGCAGGACCAGAATGTGCGATAGAGGGAAGTCGCATTAAATTATGTGCTGTGGAGGGATCGCTGGTATCAAATATGTGTGCTGGAGGGAAAGGCAGAGAATTACATGTGCACTGGAGGGAAAAACGGATGGACAGATGTGTGCTGGAGGGAAAGTCTGGGCAAACTGCGGGGCGTCCCCCTCCAGCGCACATCAAAAACAGGAAATTGGACAAGCCTTCCCGGCAGCACACATTTTTTTAATGCAGCTTCCCTCCAGCACACACTTATTCTGGGAGTTTCAGCTTTGGATTGCGAGAATGGACGATTACAAAACTTTCCCGGCCTTTCTTCTCAATTGAACAGTCGAGATAGCCGATTGTTTTAAGCTGTTCTATCGCTTTCTTAATGATACGGTTTTGCTCGCCAACAGCTGACTGCAAAGCCAGGCGCTCACGGATTCGGGCGAAAGATAGCGGCAACGGATTCTGCGGAAGGCTTTCGATGAAAGTGTAAATGGCTTGTGCAGCTTCTTTCTTCGGAAGGGCACGCAAGGCGTGGTGTTGCAACAGAACGCGATAATCAAGCTGGAACAGCTCCCACAGCTTCGAATCAGCCTCCAGCTCTATCAGATCAAGGTCAGCATCAAAACGACCGACCTTTAGCAGACCAGTCTGATAGCCGCCTTTAGCATCTTTTCCGCGCTTAAAAGCGATACCCTTGTTACGTAAGCGTCCAAGTGATTCATGAATGGTTAAACGCAGTTTCGCATCCAGACGTTTTGAGGGGAAACCACAGGCTTTAGCGAATTCCTGAAACGATAACTGGATGGTGTTTGAGGACAAGCCGTATTTGCTGAACGCGTAGATGACACCGATCCACGTTTTGAAATCAGTATCCATATCGAGTCGAGGACCGGTGATTTTAATATCATCGTAACCCTCGGCTTTAGCTATCTCCAGCTGGGAAAACGCTTTGGTGGCATCAATCTCTTTACTTTCTCCTTTGCTCTTTGATGGCTTCGGAACGAATACCCCCAAGCGCATCAACGCTACAGGCTGGACAGTGTTGTTTGAATTAACTGTTAGTTCTTTTGCCTTACTTTCAATGTCTGCGTAAAGAATATCGGAGATAAATGATTGATTCATATTACTTTTTCCGAATTGTGTGGATAGTTTTTATAAGTGGTGATAACTACCCAGGCTTTCCCGTCAGCACACATCCTATATCCCGCCAGCACACATTAGCAACCCGTCAGCACACATTTTTATCCCTCCAGCACACATCGTTTTCCCTCCAGCACACATCGCGATACACTTCTAAGCCAGACGTGGCGCGGCCTGCAACGATCAGGGATCTATATGGATCTAATTGGGATCTGTATGGACCTGATTATTGGATCTATCCAGTGGATAATGTGGATAAGTGAAAAACCGGCCAACGTAGCCGGTTGGAAGGCAGTCGTATTATTCTACGCTTTCGATGAGAAGACCATGTTCATAGCATTTAAGCTCATCGCCCTCGTACAGGAATTGGTATCCAATACCACCATATTCAGGCACATTAGGGAATAACTCATCACTTACCGAAGAACAAATCACACCAATGCAGCGATCAACGCCTTCTCGTTCTTCAGTGCTGAAAAAATCCTCTTCGGTAAGAACATGAGTACATTGCTCATCAGCATAGGTCGGAAATACATGCTCGATGCAATCCGGGTGTTTTAAACCAAGCTGATCGGCAAGCTCGAAAGCATGACGGTATTGTTCAGATCCTGGCTTGCCAACAGTGATGTGCTCAATTTTGTAGATTGAAGTCGCTTTGTTGATAGTTTGCTTTACTGTTACTTTATCAGACATAAAAATCCCTTTTAGTTACCGCTGATAGCGCGGTTGTAATCATTAACGTTGCGATTCTTCCTGTTAATCCCCTTCAGCATCGTTTCTGTATCAAGGATATAGGCTGGCAGATCATCAAAATATTCACTGCTAAATTCTGGCATCCTGCACATAAATGCACTTTTGGGGGCAGGGTGGTTAACCTTTGTCGGCGTCGGCGTTAAATTCGCTGATCGACTCCCGGAGCAACCGCTGAGTGTCAGCAGGAATACGCTGGCGAACATTACCCGCCGCAACCAGTTGTTTCTGAACTTCAGCTTTTCGTTCCATTTGCCTGTCAGCATACTTGGCTTGTTCTGATTCATTTTTCACTTCCTGGCTGTGAAAATGTTGCTCTGCTTTGTTCATCGTCTCAATGGCCTGGTTAAGATCCATTATTGACTTATCACGTTCCTTAACAGCCTGATCAAGACTGCCAATTTTCTCCATGGCTTGCTTTAGCTGATGACGTTCCCACGCAAACCCAGCACCAACAAGTGCGCAAATCAGAACAAGAACACCAGTAGCAGCAAGTTTCTCCTTCAAAGACAAAGCTGTTTTTAATGTAGAAAAGAATGACATGTCTTCCTCCTGAAGAAAAATTATCAATGAAGTCCTTTGTTACTGTGCCGCTTTGTTTAATTCATCAAGAACAGAATCAGGAACCAAAGCGGCGATTGCGCTGGCTGTGCTGGCCTTATTTGCTGATGCTTCCGCAAGCGCGGTACCGATAGCATGGTTATAAGCAGTTATGGCTACGTTGGCGCTTTCATTCGCTCGTTCATACTGCTGTTGTAACGCAGTTGTGGGTGCTGTTGTCTGGTTGAAAACAACCCCAAACTGTTCAGTTGCTACTTTCAGAGATTCAATTTGCTCTTCTGTTAGTGCTGGTGGGGGAGTGGCAGTGCCGCCGCCTGAACCAGAGCCTGACGAGCTTCCTGAGCCAGTGTTAAGGGTCTGGTTAATCTCCCCCATAGCAGCGACTAAACTTGATGTATTAAGCGCGTTTACAGCGTCCTCAAGCGATTTAGTAATAGTCACATCACCAATGGCAATAGAGATCGGCAGTTCTGAAACTTCTCGCTCATTAGCACGACAGTAAACATCCCAACCAATATCGAGTTGAAGGAGCATTGACAGATCAGCATAACCAGCCAACAGGTCCGCGTGCTGAGTTGCCAGCCCTCCAATATTCGTTAAACCGGTTGCGGTTGTTCTGATCGTTGAAACATAGCTGGTAATAGTGTCGGGATAGACAATTGTATCCAGAATTAATCCGGTCAATTCTTCTGCAAGCAGTTTTGCTGTGTTAGCACTGTTTCGTGCCGATGTTATGGCACCAGGTGTTTTCATCCCACCGGCGGCGGCCAATTTTTTATATGCGGATAACTGGTAGTCTTTTTCCAGCATGATATCTCCTAACTTACCTGAACCAGGCCGTCTCCGGACGCTACGGTAGATCCGCATGAAACAGGGTCACCAACGCATACGATCCCTTTACCATTGACGGTAAACCATGCCCTGGTTGATATAGCTTGCCCACCGTGCGTACTGTTTCCATCGGTATGCTGTGCATATTGCTTACCATCAACTAACACTTCGACTCCGTTGACTTTAAGTAGTGGTTCACTCTCTACAGGAGGCCTGGATGGGAATCCTCCGTGCCCCGAACAAATGCTGTCTTTTGTTGCAATACTTGCCACGTCATCACCAATTATTTGCCCTGATTTTCGTTATTTTAACTCAGGTTGTTTGTGGTCTACACGGAGTTCAACTATTGCAAAATTGCTCTAATAAATATTGTTTTTTATGTCGTGTTTTCGGTACCATTCAGCCATCGCCCTTCAATGGGCATTTGTTTGGAGTCGTCAGATGCAGATGGAGCTAATAAGCCGCAAGGAGTTCGATAGCCGTGTAACCAGCGGTGAACTCGACAACTTGCAGGCTATCAAGGTGAAAGAAGGCTTTTGCCTCATTGGGAATCAGAGCGGAACAAATCGCGTTTTTATGCTTCGCCGTACGGATTTGAAGCCATTTGTCTGGAAGAACGAAATTGGTCCCAGCTCATACGCTCAAACGAGGGGGTGCCACAACCTGGCCTTTTTCTACAAAGACGAGCTTTCTGTGGTTGATATTCAAGGGTTACAACATGTTTAAGCACTGGAAAAACATTACTATTTATAAACTTTCTCGTGAGGCGGATCTGACCGACTTAGAAGATAAAAAGAAAATGATCCTTTTCACGCCATGCGGTAGTCAGGATATGGCCAAGTTCGGTTTTGTATCTCCATTTGGTGATAATTCCGAAGTTATCGCTATGCATGGAAATGGTTTTATCCTTGTTGAAGCAAAGCGCGAAACAAAAATTCTTCCCCCGCCGGTTATCCAGCGAGCTATTCAAGAAAAAATTGAAAAACTTGAGCAAGAACAAGCGCGTAAACTGAAGAAAACAGAGAAGGACTCCCTGAAAGACGAAGTTCTGCATTCTCTTCTGCCACGGGCTTTTTCAAAGTTTTCTGTTATCCAGGCGATCTACGACGGTTCAACTAAACGTATCTATATCAATGCCAGCTCGCGGCAGGCAGAGGATATGCTCGCGCTTATGCGTAAATCTCTGGGTTCTCTTCCTGTTGTTCCCCTAAGTGTTGAAAATCCCATTGAATTAACGCTAACCGACTGGGTACGTGATGGTAGTGCTCCACAGGGATTTCAAATGGGGGATGCGGCAGAACTTAAGGCAGTGCTTGAGGATGGCGGTATTGCCCGAGTGAAAAAGCAGGATTTGGGAAGCGATGAAATTTCCACACACCTGGAAGCTGGCAAGCTCGTCACAAAGTTGGCACTCGACTGGCAGAACCGCATTAAATTTACACTGGACCATAACTTCAGCCTTACCAGCGTCAAATTTGCGGATGAATTGCTTGAGCAGAACTCTGATATTGATAGTGAAGATGTTGCGCAGCGACTGGACGCAGATTTCTTCCTGTTGACCAGTGAAATTTCGTGCCTGGTTGATGCTCTGGTAAATGCCCTTGGTGGAGAGGCTAAGCAGTGAAAGAGCTGTGCTATGGATCTGTTTGCAGTGGAATTGAAGCCGCGAGTATTGCCTGGGAACCGTTGGGTATGCGTCCGGTGTGGTTTGCTGAAATCGAGTCTTTTCCATCTGCCGTTCTTGCGCACCGCTGGCCCCATGTCGCCAACCTTGGCGACATGACAAAACTTGCCAAAAAAGTCCTGGCTGGGGAAATCGAATCCCCTGATGTGCTCGTCGGGGGTACGCCTTGTCAGGCATTCAGTATCGCGGGCTTACGTGGTGGGCTTGATGATGAACGCGGCGCGCTAACTTTGAAGTATGTGGAGCTTGCAAATGCAATTGACGACAAACGGTCTGAGTCCTTCCTCAAACCGACAGTTATCGTCTGGGAAAATGTCCCAGGAGTCCTGTCATCGGCAGATAACGCCTTCGGATGTTTCCTTGCCGGATTGGCTGGAGAAGATGCGCCATTTGAACCAGGTGATCGACCTGAATCAGGAAAAAGTAACGCGTTCTGGCGGTGGGATGGCAAAACCGGTTGCCATGCTCCAAAGTGGCCGCAGTGTGGTTGTATTTATGGACCGCAGCGAAAGGTGGCCTGGAGAATCCTTGATGCCCAATACTTCGGAGTGGCACAACGACGCCGACGCGTGTTTGTTGTCGCAAGTGCTCGAACAGACCTCGATCCCGCAACGGTACTTTTTGAGTTCAAAGGCGTGCGCCGGAATATTGCGCCGAGCCGAAAAAAGAAGGAAATCGCTTCCGCCATTATTGCAAATGGCGCTGCAATCAGTGGCGAAAGCCTAAATCCATGCCTACACGCTGACATGCCACCCGGTATGAAATCGACGAAAGCCGTAAACGCTTTCAGGATGGCAGCATTTGGGGAATATATTGACGATGAAACCGCATCGACAGTAAAGGCAAGAGATTTTAAAGATGCCACTGACCTTGCCGTTTTTAGCAGCACAGGAGCAGGTTTTTGGTCAGAAGGGCATGGTACATTGCGGGCACGTGAGCAAGAAAGCCATGAGCATCTTGTTACATTGGCTTTTCCTGAGCGTATGAGCGGTACACAACATGCTGCAACTAAGAATACTTCACCATCTCTAATGGCTAAAAATCCAACAGCTGTTTGCTATGAAGTAAGAAACGCAGAAGTAGCTGTCCGCCGTCTTACCCCTGTCGAATGTGAAAGGCTGCAAGGTTTTCCTGATGGGCATACGTTGATCCCGACGGAAAAGCGTAAAAAAGTTAATTCAGATGAACTGGCATATCTTCGCAATCACTATCCAGATTTAAGCGAAGAAGAGGCCGCGATGCTTGCAGCTGACGGACCGCGTTACAAAGCGATCGGCAATAGTATGGCGATACCAGTAATGCGCTGGATTGGCGAGCGGATAACCAAGGCTGCATGTCGGCAGAATGAAGGGCGTGAAACAAAAGAGCGAAAAGTTAAACCAGCGGCAGAATTCGAACGGTCCATATTCAAATGGGCTGGTGGAAAATTTGGTGTTCTGGAACAAATCTTTCGCTATTTGCCAGAAGGGAAGCGCCTGATTGAACCTTTCGTCGGTGGTGGAGCTGTCTTCATGAATGCCGGATACCAGGAAAATCTGCTAAATGATGTGAATGCTGACCTGATTAACTTTTACAAGACTCTGCAACGCGAGGCGCATTCACTTATCACTCTGGCACATCGTTTCTTCCAGGACTACAACACCCAGGAGGGATTCCTGGCAGTACGGAATGCGTTTAACAAACAAGTCTATGATGATTTACATCGCGCAGCGGCGTTTTTGTTCCTGAACCGACATTGTTTTAACGGATTGACGCGTTACAACCAGGCCGGTGAGTTCAATGTCGGTTATGGGAAGTATAAAACTCCGTATTTCCCATTACAGGAGATGGAAGCCTTCCTCGGTGCGGAAGGGCGGTCTGAGTTTGTATGCGGTGATTTTGCAGCGGTGATTGAAGCTGCCGGAGAAGGAGATGTCATCTTTTGCGATCCGCCGTATGAACCGCTTCCAAATACAGAGGGATTCACGAACTATTCCGGTCATGACTTTAAGTTTGAAGAGCAAAAACGCCTGGTGTCTCTGTTGACGGATGCTCATCGTCGAGGTGCAAAGGTTCTCATTACTAACAGTGGCGCGCCAAACATCAGAGAGCTTTATCATGACAGTGGCTTCAGAGTGGAACATCTTTTTGCCAGACGTTCTGTGTCTTGTAAGGGGGACACTCGAGGTGTAGCTCATGACGTTTTGGGTATATTGCTCTAATAAATTTATTAGTGTAATATCGCCTCAATGAATCGTGATTTATAGAGCGATTTAGCTGTTAGCCGCGACAGGCGCGGCGGTAAGCATGGCTGGGCCTAGTCCTCCCAGACAAACCACCGAGTTGCCAGGTTGACCATGCGCCTAAGTGGCAACGCCGAAGTGCGTTACGAGCTTCCAGTTTGCCCATCTTCGGGTGGGCGTTTTTTTCAGGGTTTTCGTCATGGTTAGCGACTTTGCGGCGGTTTAGAAACTGACCATTAAAGTAAATGCAAACGATGATCTGATGATGGTAGCGGCCTAAGAAACCAGATGCCACGGGGTATGAGTCGTCCCCCGTCAAAAAAATCGACCGCAGAGTGTCCCCGTCTGTGTATTAGGGAACGGGGAGGCACAACAGGTAAGGGCGCTGGTGTGATTAACCAGATGAACGAGAAGGGGCCATCTGTTGGTCAGCGTCCTTTCCTGTTGCGTTTTCTTTTCAGCGTAACAGCGGTGCTTAACAGCACTTTGGGTACAGTTCCACGAATTTACGGGTATATCCCGTCATGCTGAAGGCGCTAATCACGCTGGAAGCCAGGGTTGTGCATCCCCTGTTACCGAATTGCAGCCAGGGCGCGGTGCGCCGAAAAGCATACGGAGGTGGAAGCCCTCGCCGGAGACGTACCCGGCAAGTGATGGTGTAGCTCAGCGGTTAGAGCGGTTGACTGTTAATCAACGGGTCGATTGTTCAAATCCATCCACCATCGCCAATGCCGGTTTAGCTCAGTTGGTAGAGCGCCTGCCTTGTAAGCAGGATGTCAGCGGTTCGAGTCCGTTAATCGGCACCAGCACAACAGGTAAGGGTATTTTGCGACGTCGGAGATCGCCGAGCTTGGCAGAGGGTTCGAATCCCTACGAAGTACCCTTACCGTTGTGATGAAGTGCAGCTCTTTGAAGCAACCAGAAGATAAGCATCTGGCTTCACAACATAAACCGCAGGAACGACCAATAAACGGTAGTCCGTATGGAGAACACCCCGTTGAGGAAGAGGCCTGGCCGGAACCGTAACCGGCACTACAACGTTGAGAACACTGGCGTAACGGGGTCATATCCCAATCTACGAATAAATGTTGCGTTGCAGCGTGACAACCAGTGTTCTCAACATTGTGGTGAATGCACAGGCTGATGTGCCGCAACTACAGTAGTGCGCGCTTTGCGGGGCTTGCTACAACCCTGTGTCGGAGTTCAGCACCGACCATCACAGTTTGATTCTCTGGCATGAGCATAACGCTGAAATAAGTCCAGCCTGGTGCGGCCCGATCACCCGCCGTTAGCTCCACGAAACGGAGCACGTAACAGGTAAGAGCATTCTCCTGTAACGGGTTCATATCCCAATCTACAGGTCCACCAAGAATGCTCTTTCCGTTGCGGTGAATGCGGCTAAGCGCACGCGGGGAAATGGTTATATCAGTCCATTCATTTCTCCTTGTTTCCCCGTCCACGGTGGATAACCAGCCAAAGGACACCGGGAGGCACCCGGCACCGCAGCTTTTTTATTCGTTAAATAATGGAGTGAGAGGATGCAGAACAATCCGAACAAATGTCGAACGCTATGGGTGCGGTTATATATTTATGCCGTCCTCTGTTTGATTGTGTCACTGGTTCTGTATGTTTGGCTTTTGCCAAATATGATCTCATCTAACAGCACAATACTTGTATTGTTGGGAGTCCTTCTCGCGCTCATTTACCCGGCTTTCGCAGTAGTCTTTTTTCGTGAAAAAACCAGGAAATTAATTAATGAAAAAAACGTTGATTAGTGCAGCGATTATTTTGGGTTCTTTATGTCTGACCGGATGCGATCGGGTAGAGCCAGGTAACGTAGGGATCAAAGTAAATAAGCTGGGGGATGATAAAGGTATCGGTGAAGTAGTTGGCGTTGGTCGCTACTGGACAGGCTTGAATACTGAAGTTTATATCTTCCCGACCTTTAAGCAAATGAAGACATACGATGAGCCGTTCAGCTTCCAGATGAGCGACGGAACAACCATTGGTTACCACATCGGCGTAGCCTACAAGGTTGATCCAGCAAAAGTCACAACGGTATTTCAGACCTATCGCAAAGGTGTAGATGATATTACTGATACCGATCTACGCCAGAAGGTTGCAGATGCTCTGAACCGGTTAGCCAGCAAAATGACCACCGACAAATTTATCGACGGTGGCAAATCTGAATTGCTTGATGCAGCCCTTAAAGACATTCAGGAAGAAATGACGCCAATCGGCATTCAGGTGATGAGCCTCTCTTATGTAGGTAAGCCAGAATACCCGCCAACAGTTATTGACAGTATTAACGCCAAAGTCACGGCAAACCAAAAAACCCTGCAACGCGAGCAAGAGGTCAAACAACGTGAAGCAGAGGCCAACATGCTGCGCGCGGAAGCTGCCGGACAGGCTGATGCTATTCGCACAAAAGCCCAGGCCGAAGCTGATGCCATTCGTTTACGTGGTGAAGCTCTGCGCCAGAACCCCGGTGTTATGGAGTTGGAAGCGATCAACAAATGGAACGGTACATTACCGCAGTATATGACCAGTAATACCGCTGTTCCGTTTGTTCCGGTGAAATAAAAGCGTAAGCAAAATTGGCAGTAATCCGGCCCTTTAGCTCAGTGGTTAGAGCTGGCGACTCATAATCGCACGGTCACCGGTTCAAGTCCGGTAGGGGCCACCATATTTGGTTGTAACACGGCGTCTGGCACATGCGTCGTTAGCGGTCTGGTGACGTTAAAAGGGGGGAACCTTGCCCCTAGCTCAGGCAACGAACCAGGTAGCCGGAATGTGCAAGCCACCGTTTGTTGTTTCTCGGGTAAAGGGATTCACCATCCTGGCGATTCGGTGTGACAGCCGGGAAGAGTCCGGCGCATTAATCCTGATTTTCTGGTGATGACTCATATCGTTAGGAGTGATTTGAGTATGCCGATTATATCTGACATTCAGCACGCCTGGGTGGAGTGCTAATGTCTGCATCCCCTCTTGAATCCATGCCAAATTCCCTTAGTGCAGAACAAGCTGTACTTGGTGGCTTAATGCTTGATAACTGCCGCTGGGATGAAGTTGCAGATCGTATAGTTGCTGATGATTTTTATACCAGTGCTCATCGTGAAATTTTCAGTGAGATGGAGAGGTTATTAAGTCATGGCAAACCGATTGATTTGATAACACTTGCTGAAGCACTTGAACAGAACGGTAAATTAGAACGCGCCGGTGGTTTTGCGTACCTTGCGGAGATGTCAAAGAACACGCCCAGCGCGGCAAATATTTGTGCTTATGCGGATATCGTTCGTGAACGCGCGGTTGTTCGTGAAATGATTTCCGTCGCAAATGAAATAGCCGAAGCTGGATATGCGCAGGATGGCAGGGGCAGCAATGAATTGCTAGATATGGCCGAGCGCCGCGTTTTTGAAATAGCTGAAAAACGACAAAAGAGCGGTAGTGGTCCAAAAGATATCGCCAGCATTCTCGATGCAACGGTATCTCGCATAGAAGAGTTGTTTCAGCGACCACATGATGGTGTAACGGGGCTTGATACGGGATTTACCGATCTCAATAAGAAGACGGCAGGGCTTCAGCCGTCCGATCTCATCATTGTCGCCGCCCGCCCATCTATGGGGAAGACCACGTTTGCGATGAATCTCGTCGAAAATGCCGCAGTTCGTAACGATAAGCCCGTATTGGTTTTTAGCCTTGAGATGCCGAGCCACCAGCTGATGATGCGCTCACTGGCTTCTCTTGCACGCGTTGATCAGACTCGTATTCGGACAGGGCAACTTAACGACGAGGATTGGGCGCGGGTTTCTGGCGCAATGGGTATTCTGTTGGACAAGCAGAATATTTTTATTGATGACTCAAGCGCCCTGACACCTACAGAGCTTCGTTCCCGCGCTCGTCGTGTTTATAAAGAAAATGGTGGTTTGAGCATGATTATGATCGACTACCTGCAACTTATGCGCGTCCCCGAGCTGCAAGATAACCGAACGCTGGAAATTGCCGAGATTTCTCGCTCACTGAAGGCGTTGGCGAAGGAATTACAAGTACCGGTGGTGGCATTGTCACAACTTAATCGATCGCTTGAACAGCGTGCGGACAAACGACCGGTAAATTCAGATTTACGTGAATCAGGAGCAATTGAGCAGGACGCAGACCTGATCATGTTTCTGTATCGCGACGAAGTTTATCACCCGGATAGCGAAATGAAGGGCATTGCCGAGGTAATTATCGGAAAGCAACGAAATGGCCCAATTGGCACGGTGAGATTGGCTTTTAACGGCCAATACTCACGGTTTGATAACTATGCTGGTGCTGACTGGCAAGAGGATTATTAATGCAATGGAATGAGGAAAAGCCGATGAACATCCTGATCATTGGGCGAAAATTTGAAGCTATCAGTGATGTGAAAACATATACGGAAATGTGGGCTTATAACCTGGCCTGCGCCTTTAGTGAGGCAGGGGTAACATTGCAATACCATCGTCCATATTCCCCTGGCGTCGAAAGCCCGGAGGATTATGTTGAAGCTGTGTTGACTGCTGCGACCGCATGTTCTGCGAAGGCCATTTTGGCACCAGGATTGAGGTATTTTACTACGGTACCCAGGGAAATAGGCATGCAACTGTGTCGCCGATTCTCTGGATGGGTAGCCCAGGTATATGACGGTTCTATGCTGGATTCGGCACCAGTCGATATTACTTTTACTGTCCGCGATGATACCTGGCGGTACCTGGATAATCCCGGCAGGTTAGAGCGTCATAATCGTTTTAACAAACATGTTGGATGGGCAGCGAATCAGGAGCTGTTCCATCTGGAAACCAAAACAGACGATATTCTGCGTATTTTTGTAGACCACGCTGCATTTGATGTTAGTGGTTTTGATCACTCCTTAAGTATCCTTATGAACCTTCAGCGTCTGACCGTTCCGTATGAGGCCAGAACGTTGACTGATGACGGATTGGTTACCATTGATCCGGGGAATATTTCGGTAACTCCATACAGGCGGACGCCGGTGCCAGCAACCGAATTTGCAGCTGAATTGCGTAAGAGTGACGTTTTTATCGTTACGCATCCCGAAAGCCTTGGATTAACTGTTCTTGAGGCGGCAATGTGCGGGGCGTTGGTATTAACGCCTCCCGATTGCCTTCCGCCAGATCGCCTGGCTTTGGTGAACCATATGGTTATCAAGTCGCGGATTGATTGGGATGAGGTTATTGCTCGCGTTGATCGCGTGAAAAATGCTGAAAAGGTCCAGTGTCACACCTGGTCGGCAATTGCGGAAAAGATGCTTGAGACGTTTATCACGCAGAAACCGTCGTGCGGTAACGGATAAAAAATTGAACCCGTCATAACAGAAAAGCCCGAACGCCGGGCTTTTCTTAAGCCTTGTCAACAGAGACTTGAGCGGCTTTTATGGATAGATTCCCGCTGGCCTCTATCGCCATACTTCCCCCCGCCTTCAGGGCGACATCCGCGCCTGACTTTATATCGAGATTTCCTGCGGAAGAGATGAATGCCGGACCTTGAGAAATGGCATATAACTCCCCGGCCTCGTTGAACCCGATTGTTGTTCCACTTTTCAAGTGCGTAACGGCCCAGGCTCCGCCCGCCGTCCGGACCTCCATTAGTCCGTTCCGCGACGAAATAAAGTCTTTTTTGGCGCTGGTTGATGGTTGTGCTGGTGCACCTTCGACTTCAGGCGGTACATAGCCTTCACCTTGTCCTGACGCTTCAGGCGGCACATTGGGAGCGCCACCGGATGCATCCTGTGCATAACCGATTATCAATGGCCATCGAGAATCCCCATTGTAGGGAAATTCTACCCATACTTTATCGCCGGGCAGAAATGGTGAAAACGTGTTTGCATTGGACAATATAGCTTCTGCCCACGGCAATGAGGCATCTGGTAACCCATCCATCATGCCGACAACACGTATTTGTGTACGCATCAGACCTTTAGGGTCATCGACGCTTACCACTACAGCCCGATACTTCCCTGTCAAACTACCCATTCACCACTCCTAACTGTGCACGGCTGACAAAACGAAAGCGGTCTTCGAAATGAGTCACGGACATCACTATCATTTTGTCAGGGATAGATTCATCGAGTTCTCCGTCACCTGCCGTGTTATGCACGACAATTTTCAGCGTCGTACCCGGAGTTAGCGCGGCATTTCCTTCCACCAGCATATCGAGGCGGGGGAGAATGAATTTGTTGTAGTTCGCCAGCGCGGTAGGATCGGGATTGCTCGTAAATTTAATGGGGTCTTCCTGGTTACCTGAGTAAACCACACCTTTGGTCATGTCATAACTTGCCATTCTGTAATTGTGGCGGCGCTGGTATTCATAATCGGCATTCAGGATGTTGAACTGACTAATTGTAAATCCGGATGTGTTGGGATTGGCGGACTCATAAGTAAGCGATGGAGCGGCGTTTGCCATTTTTTCCATACTTTTAAAATTGATCGTCCCCCTGGATGCCCAGCACATAGAACCGGTATCCCGGGCTATCTCCTGCAATACCTTGGTCGGTTTTTCTCCAACATTTAGGTGGTATGTGGATGTTTTTCTGAATGAGTCAGCATTTACCTTCAGACCAGGGGCAAGAGAGGAAACTACGGCTGATGGGGGCTTATCAACAAAATACTGTGCGCTGGTGGACGGAACTTTTAATAACCGCACCGGGTTACTAAACGCGTAAATCAGTACAGTATCGTCCTTGCGCGGCGCTTTAAGAACAAAGAACTCTTCCGAGAAGAGGATGCCGCCATGACCTTCCGGATCACCAAGTGAAACGGTCAGTATTGTCCCAAATTTCACCCCCAGCTTATTGACCACGTAAGCCGTTGAATCCCTGACCATGAGCATAAGCTGGGGACCAGATAGCTCCCCGGGTTCGACATAGGTACATCCTACGATCATTTCGCGAGGGATTTCGTTCTGCCCAATTGAAACAGATTGCAGGAATAGCTGAGTGCGTTTTGAATCAGTTTCCGGGGCTGTGGTGGTCTTTGTGGCCATCTCATTCCTCCAGAATTTTCGCTTTTACCGTTATGGTGCCGGTGGTTTGCTGCATATAAGCCAGGATAGGAAGCTCCGCCACTACTGTGAGGTTCAATCCAACCGCGAACAGCCTGTTGTCGGCGGTGCCGGTGGTCAGATCCTGAAATGCGATTGATTTTTGCCCTTCTATGTAACAGGTAACCGGTATCTCATAACCGCCGACATTGGCAGTGTGAGTGAAAGATGCCTGCCCGAGGCTGGCATACATTCGTAGCCAGAATGCTAATGCAGTTGTAACCATCCCAAGAGATTCCTTCTCGTCACTGGCTATCCATAGCGAATATTCCAGTGAGAAAGGGATAGTCGATACCAGGGCTTCAATCTCATCATTTTCATTGGTGACATGCCCTTCATCGTAATTATCCCGGCACAGTTCACCTTCATAAATTGAAAATGCGGGAGAACGAGACAGATTCACAAGCGGCATTGCCAGCTTATTTACCGGGCCAGCAGAGGCTGTATCTTTGCGCCCGGCGCGATCTGCTTCAAATGACGACAACCACTCCTTCACATCACTAAAAGTGCCGAGCGTTATGCGATCTCTTGGTGTGCGTTTCAGGAACTCCCGGAACGACTGGTTAATGCGATCATTAAAGCTGACAACTTGTGAGTCGAACGCTTCGTTTAAAGCCTGTGCGAGCGCCGAATCAATGCCATCAATAGTGGCAAATTCCAGCTTACCAGTTGGAGTAAGACCTTTTTTCTTAAAGATGGCCAGTAGCCATTCCTGATTATTCAGAATCACCGATGAAATTCCCTTCAAAGGCGCGTGAAGGCACGCAATAAAACAAACTGCCTACCCTGGCAGTGCCGTAATTGAATATTTTATGGATGTACCAGAAGCGGCGAATGGTTGTGCCGTCTGACAGCTGTTCCAGCCATTCGAGCATAGAACCCACTGGCACATTGACGGCAGCTAACCGAAGGATTAAAGCACTGTCGCTAATTCCCGTATTATCACTGCCGTCGTATAGCGCGTAGAAGGCGTCCATCTCATCCGGGCAGTCGAGGGCCGTTATCAGTTCTGGATCCTGATAGTCATATATGCGTTGGTTCGGTTCTATTATTTCAGGTGCCGTTTCAGGTGCATTTTTGTTTCTGTAAGGTATTGCGCGATACAGAACTGCATCGAATGAGTCAGGGTCTAGCTTGATTGCTTTGAGCCAGTCCATCCGCACAAGGTTATTAAAAACTGCATGACCTTGATAACGGTGGCGCACACCAGAATCACTAAGCAGGCCGTGATCCAGATTGGGAAGGTGATTGTCCTCCACAGGATCAACAATATTACCAACGTTAACACCATCGGTTTCGATTTCAGCATCAATATCTTCCTCTTCAATCAGTTCAGAACCTTCGCCTGGAATATCCGGATCCGATTCGGTGTCCGAGAGGTTATCACCAGTCACTTGTTGTGATGGTTCTGTGTCCTCAAACATGTCATCAAAGAAACCAGCCATCGATTATCCTTTCCGTTTACGGGCTTCGTTAATTTGTGTCTCAAGAATGCTTCGCGCCTGCGCGGTGGCAGCGGCCTTGTCCATTCCCTGACTCATGAAAAACTTTATGAGGTTGTTCGCCTGCGTTTGCAGGGCTTTTTTGAGAGCGTCGGCTTCAGCGCGAGCCTGGGCTTCCCTCACCCGCGAGGCTTTTAGTTCGGCATTCTTCCTGTTTGCCGTGGTGCGAGCTTTTTTTAACAACCGGCGAACGTTGTCCGTGGCGCTATCTTTGGCGCGTAGTTTTTTGCCTAATGCATCCTGAGATTTCAGATATAACTCATACTCACGCGCCGCTTTAGCCTGATCCGTCGTTGTTGTCCGGTTGCGCGCGAGCGATTTAGCCAGTTCGCCTTTGAAATAGGTTGTTGTCTTCCGCTTGTCATCGCCGAAGGCTACCTGTTCAGCTGCTTTTTCCAGGGCAATAATGATGGCCTTGTGCCATGTGGGAGACTGAAAACGCGTCATAGCGTGCAACACATGTTTGCAGGCTACACCAGTCAGATCAGGGTTGCGGATCTTGGGGAATGCATACTCTTTTGGCGGCGCGACAGCATAGTTACCAGCAGTGGCCATATAACGATACCAGTATTGATGGCGTCCACAATCACAGTCGAAAGATACCCGGCCCTTGCAGAGATCGGCAGCGATTCGGGCTTTTTTCGCACCGTCTTCAGCAATTTCCTCAACGGCTTTATCCCATTCCTCAAATCGAATTCTGACACGGTGATGCTGGTGGACCGACTCATCCGAGGCATTAACAGATATCAATGCAAGGTTGTGTTTTAGCCCGAGGAATGTCGCGGCTTTGATCCCTGTGCCATCAGAAACCTTGTTGTTAGCGCGTTTTATATCAATGCTGGTGGACTGCGCCACCAGCTGAGCATAGGTAATGCCGGGTACCGTGCTCTTGAATTTGGTTTTATGAGCCTGCCTTGAGGTGTTGAAACTGCGTATATCTTCGGGCGTAAAGTAGGTGCCATCTTTCTTTTTCCCAAGGCTGAGGAATGCCTCAAGTTCGCGGTTACGCATCCCCATAATCCTTGGGGTGAGTGTACGTCGCGCGTTTCGCCGATTCTGACGCTGCTGTTTACGGATAAGATCGAAGACCTTGTTAAAGTCTTTTGCACTTAATCCATCAGTCTGATAGCGACCAAGGTTGTCGCGAGCATATTCAGTTGGCATTCATTTCCCTTACGCAATGGATAATGTCCCTATTACCTGGCCGTCGTATTGGAAATGGCGAATCATTTCGCGGATCCAGGTGGCAGGTGGGAGTTTTAATTTTTTGCCAACAGTCATACCCTGAGACTCATCCTCAAGCCCGGCGGCGAGCGTCACAACCCAGCGTAGCTCTGCTATGCCCCACATACGGTAAGCCAGCAAATCCGGGCGATATTGCTCATCGGGAAGAACGTAATAAATCGTCAGATTCTTGTCGTTCGATTCACACATAAGCATCACCTCTTTGCGTAGCTCTGCCCTGAGTATTGGATCGGCTATGTTGCGGTCGTCATACCGCGACAGAGGATATTGCCGGGTGCTTTGGGTTGTAGTGATTGATGTAGCCATAGTCAGCCTGCCAGAAATAGATGATGGTGATTCTACCGCTAGTCATTTGTTGAATATTTAACTCAATAAAAGAAAATTATTAGTGCAATTTTGATTGTGAAATGTATCATTCTGCCCTTAAGTAGGTTCTTCACGAGGAAACAAAATTGGCAGAACGTGTTGATGATGCAGAGCTGAGCATGAATCAGTTAGAAGCTCTCAAAGACATGGCCATCGATAACATCAGAAAGCAGGCACAGGTCGTGAGCCAGGTATTTACAGGGAAGTGTCGTTACTGCAATGAATCGATTGAATCAGGCATTTATTGTGACGCTGAATGTGCGCAATGGCACAGGGAAGAGCAGGCCGCAAAACAGCGTAAATATGGCATGCGACCGGCAGGATTTGACTGATTATGTTGCGCTTTACTGAGGAAGAGTTTCAGGCTTTTAGTGAGCGTCGAAATAAGGGGCGGTCCAGGCCAAAAACCAAAAAGGATCCATTCTTATCGCTTGCGCCGGTAAAAGAAGTTTCTCCACATGCGAAGGCACTTGCAGCACTTGCAAAGAACCCAGACCTGCGCGACGGAAATTGCGAGCACTTCGAGCAGGTTTTCATTTTTGATTACTTCGAACGCAAGCACCCTGACATCTATGAGCTGTTGCATGCAACGCCTAACGGAGGGAAGCGTTCAAAAGCAACCGCCGGGAAAATGAAGGCTGAAGGGCAGAAAAAAGGTTATCCGGACATGAGTCTCGATAAAGCATGCGGTATTTATCACGGCATGCGAATTGAGCTTAAAGAACCAAATGGTAAAGCCCCGACGAAAGAGCAGATCGCCTGGATGCGCAGGCTTAGAGAGGAAGGCTACTACGTTGTTCTTGCGTATGGTGCAGAACAAGCGATTACCGCCATCCTGGAATACATAAGTCTTAAAAAGGGTGAGGCTATTGAGCATGTATTGAACGGCGATAAGTGGTTGCATGCTGCTTAAAATAATAAATTAATTAGTGCATGTACGCTCTTTGTGGTAGTGCACTTTAACATCGGGAGAATAATCGTGTCATCCAAGGTTAATTATGAGTCGCTGGCATCGGTCATGCCGCGTAATGAACAGGAAACAGATGCTGTAGTGGACCCTGTAATCGCTGAAATGAATGCTCGCCTGGAGGCTGAATTTGCAGCTGAGAATGAACATACCACCCAGGGCGACTAGGACTGTTTTTTGTGTCGGTAGCGGTCCGTCACTCACTCGTGAGGACTGTGCTGCTATAGAAAAAACTGGCTGTTCAATCATCGCGGTTAACAATTCCTGGCAGATGTTCGATGACATTTATGCCTTATACGCCGGTGATTTGTCATGGTGGAAGCAATACGGATCCACCATACCGGGAGGGAGATTCCGCAAAGTGACAGCCAACCTGGCGGCGGCGAAATCATTTTCGTTGGAGTACAGGCGATATTGTGGACCGGCGGAAGGGGTAAATAGCGGCGCGCAGGCTATCAGTCTGGCTGCTGAATCAGGGGCTGAAGTAGTGGTATTAGTCGGCTATGACTGTTCTCTGCAAAACGGCCTTCATTGGCATGGCGCGCACCCTCAAGCACTACGGAATCCAACGCAGGTGTCTATTTCAAAATGGCAACAGCAGTTCCTGGATACCCGCAAAAAACACGCAGATTTACATATTTTGAATGCAAGTAGGAGCAGTGCAATTCAATGTTTCCCAAGAATAAATTTAGAGGCAGTGATCGCGTTATTATCGTCGGCAGTGGCCCAAGCGCCGCAAACTTTGTTGCGCCGCGCGGAGTGCCGATTATAGCGGTCAATGGGGCCATCGACTGGCTTAACCGCGCTTCTTATTTTTTCACCCTTGATCCATCCCCAGACAATATGCGGCGCGTTGGTCGTGGCCGCCGTCGCCGTGGTGTTTGTTATTGCATGGCACTACCCGATGTTAAAGAACGTGAAGTCAGAGATGGCGTTCTGTGCTTCCGTCGTGTGGCTGAACGCGGCATGGAGCCAAAAAATACGAATTCTCCCGAGTGGTGGGCGTGGCGCTGGTCCGCACATTTCGGCCTTTGCGAAGATGAGAATGAAATTGCCAGCGGCAATAGTGCATATGGTGCTCTGAACCTGGCTTTCCATATCGGATTCAAACATGTAGCTCTGGTGGGCGTTGACGCTACGCAAGAACTACGCGTTCACTCCGGCGGCACGCCAAAAAATCTAAGTCACCTGCCTTTGTTATTCCAGTCTGCGCGTGAACAGATTGACGTTGTTTCATGCGGGAAAATGGGAGGTATTCCGCAGATGACTCTTAAAGAATGGCTGAAGAATACATGATGGCACCCACAATTTATCACCGTATCGACGGTACCAAATACAGGAATGTCTGGGTTGTTGGTGATCTGCATGGTTGCTACACCAGACTGATGTCCGAACTCCATCGTGTGGATTTTGACCCGGCGCAGGATTTACTGATATCGGTCGGCGACCTTATCGATCGCGGTACTGAAAATGTCGAATGTCTGGAACTATTGCAGATGCCCTGGTTCAGGGCAGTGATGGGGAACCATGAGCGGCTGATGATTGATGCGTTAAGTCCAGATGGCAACGTGAATAACTGGCTAATGAATGGCGGACAATGGTTCTTCATGCTGGACACTGATCAGGAAATATTAGCCTGGGCGCTGGTGGAGCTGGTAAAGCGTCTGCCCTATATCATTGAGTTGAACACCGGGCAAGAAACTATCGTTATAGCCCATGCCGACTATCCGGATAATGAATACCAATTCGGTAAGGAGGTACCGCTTTTCAACGTTGTCTGGGCGCGCGAGCGTATCAGTGATTCGATGGATGATATTGGTGGCGAAATTTCGGGCGCAGATCGTTTTATCTTTGGCCACACTCCGGTGAAAAGCCCGAAGACATTCTGGAATCAGCAGTATATCGACACTGGTGCCGTATTTTGCGGAAACCTGACATTGATGAAAGTGAAAGGTGATGGTGCAGCATGAAGATTGCTTTAGTTTTTCGCTCTGGTGGTGACTATAACGCTTCCGATGTGCAGTGGCTGGTTAATCAACTGCCAAAAGGCTATGAAATTATTTGCCTGACAGACCTGAAGCGTTTACATGTACCTGGCGTCAAAGTTGTCCCATTGATCAACCAGTGGCAAAAGTGCCGTGGCTGGTGGGCGAAAATCGAGTTGTTCCGACCGGATATAACCGATGATCTGTTCTATCTGGATTTGGACACGGTTATTGCCGGTGATATACGCCCAATCCTAGAGCATCCACCAACCAGCTTCACCATGCTTAGGGATTTTTACCATCCACAATATCGTGGCAGCGGTGCCCTGTGGATACCAAATAGTGTTAAAGCGCATATCTGGAGTTCATTCTGGCAAGATCCGGAAGGTTGGATTTCTCGTTGTGTCACTACTGAGTGCTGGGGTGACCAGGGGTTCTTACGAAAGGTTATGGGCGATGATACACCAGCATTTCAGGATCTGTATCCAGGATGGTTTGTAAGTTACAAGGCCGATGTTGTGGAACCTGGTTCAAAATATGCGAGCGCGCGTTACTCCAGGGGGAATGGGGCATTACCAAAAGACTGCCGAATAATCTTTTTCCACGGCAAACCGCGACCTCGCGAAGTGTCAGAGGATTGGCTTCCCCTTATCAGCTCATTTTTTGAGCGAGAATCAGAATAATATTGCTCTAATAATTCCATATTTTTAAAACGTGATGTACACTCATCACGTTTTTTATTAGAGCAATCTACAAGGTGCACTATGTGGCCATTCCGACGGAAATATCACTACTGGCTGATCGCCTTTGTTACGCCGACCGGCGGTATCAGGCATGTCATCACCAGGTATCGCAACAAGAGACTCACCTTAGCCAGAATTTTACAGGCTGCCATAGGTGAGGGACTGGATACAAATTGCGTAGTCCTTCCTCCTTCATACTTAGGAAAAATGACCGAAGCACAAGCTAATACGGAACTTTGAAATGAGCACTTCAGCACAAAACCAATCAATCGAAAATGTATCTATCCCTGACGTCCTGAATGCCGGTATCCCGGCCATTATCCAGAACATCCGGGCCGCGCAACGCCGCGTTAGTTGTGATGACCTCACAGCGCGTTTTTTTGATAATGCGGTTCAGTCAGCGGAGATGCTTCACGCACAGCTTATTGATGTTTATAACGCAGAAGCTGATAGCCATAACTCCCTGGTAGATGCAGCTGAAAATATGCAGTTGGATCTCGGTCTGAAGGGTAAAGAAATTGAAGAGCTTCAGCTGGAAATTGAACATTTGAAACGCCAGCAACAGGACGCGATCGACGATGCGACGCATGACGCCAACCAGCGTGCTGATAATGCCGAACGTATAAGCATTGAGCTGGAAACAAAACTCAATGAAATGACCGCGATGGTTGAACTGCGGAACTCACAGATTTCAACGCTAAAATCTCAATATAAAGAGATCATGAAACTTGATCCTTTTAACCTTGAGAAACGCTATAACAAAGCTAAAAGCGAGCGACAGGAACTGCGTAAGCAGGTCGCCGACCTTAACCAACAGCTCAAAAAAACTATTAAAGATGCAAGCGAAGCGCGCGTGGCATTTGCTAATAAAAAAGCAGAGGTTACCGCGCTGGTTAATGAGAATGCCAAATTTGCGACGCTCAAGAAGGAAATGTATGGCATTACTGAGCACCGTTTCCCTGCAAGCAAACTTCATCCGACGTTAGGGCAAATCTCCTTCTTCCCGCGTCTCCTGGCTTATGGGATCTCATCGCCTAAAGAGTTCAATAACGAGCGTCCTTATATCGTTTCTAAGCTGGACTTTGCTTATCAGTTCTGCTGCGACATGGGCTATGCCATTGATATCCGAATCAACGAATGGTTGATGCCAAACTTCCAGCCGTTGGCAATTTTCCGCGAGTTCCAGCCGGAAGGTTGGGTAGAGTTCTTCCATGAATTGATCTGTAAAGAGATGGAAAGCCGCCGCCCGGAACTGGTCCGCCGTGTCGAGTGGGCGCAAGAGGTTATGTTGGCAGATGCAGAGCTGCCGTTCGAACCGGAATTCATTGATGATCTGGCAACTAAAGGGCTGCATACCCTGTTTGATGTGGTTACCCGCCGTCATGAGCAGTTGGTTGTCGAATTGGGTTTAGAGGAAACTGCGGCAAGAAGACTTCTCGATGTTTGCTATGCACGTAGCGATGCATGGGAAAAAGAGAACGGCGGCACTATTTACGTTCGCTGATAGTTACAGTGTCACTTTTAATGCTGGTGGAGTGCTCCCACCAGCATTTTTTTCGTCCAATGAGGAGGGCATTTGAGTATTTTCAATAAACACGCACACCAGGAACGTCCGTACATCGTCATAGTAGATATTGATGGGACGATATCAGAGGCAACGGAAGACAGGCTGCATTTACTTCCACCACCTGGCAAAGGTGCATTAACAGAGCACTGGAACGAGTTTAACCTTGCCTGTGACACTGATGCTCCCATCACTCCAGTTATTGATATGGTGCGCCAGTTGTCCGGCATTTACACCCTCTGGTTTGTAACCGGGCGCTGTGAGATAGCCAGGGATAAAACACGAGCCTGGTTGCGTAAGCACGTAACAAATGGGGCTGAGCCTTTGCTATCTATGCGTCCTGCCACCGATGACAGAAATGACGGTCCAGCAAAGATTGATCTCCTTAAGAAAATTGGTCTAAGTAAAATTGCGTTCGCGCTGGAAGATAAGATTGAAGTGGCGCGTGTATTCAGGAGGCACGGCGTGCTTACGTTAATGGTCAGGGAGTATGAAAACGCGCTTCTCCATCAACAATAATTGCTCTAATAAATATTGATTTTTAAAACAGAGAAAGTGAAAATAAAAACATGCCGCAAGGCGCGGCATGTATCCAATCACAGGAGCTGAAAATATGAACACGGCATTCAAAATCATTATGGCCGCGATCTATTTCTGGCTGTTCTCTATCACTTTTGGCGGCATCGTCGCACATGGGTAAGGGGGATGCATGAAAGGCGAAGTGAAAGAGCGCGGCATGATTTTTAACGATGAGATGGTCCGGGCAATTCTTGGCGGGAATAAAACACAGACTCGCAGGATTGTTGAAGAAAAATTCTATGGACGGGCAGTGGCCGCAGAGTTGCTTGCCAAGCATTGTCCATATGGTCAACCGGGCGATCGTATTTGGGTTCGCGAAACCTACCGGGTACATGGCAAAGCGACGGACGTCGCAACGCTGGTTTATCGCGCAAGCGTGCGTAACTCCTGGACAGAACAAACGCACCGGGTTCCGGTCGAGGTCTGTAATAAACCAGTATCAGAAAAGTGGACGCCATCAATTCACATGCCGCGCTGGGCATCGCGCATTCTTCTGGAAATTACCAACGTGCGCGTTGAGCGGTTGAACGATATCAGCGAATGCGATGCAAGGGCTGAGGGCGCACCAACAGAATCGACCCTCATTGGCGATAAGCATTACCCAAGTTTCCGTAGCCTATGGAAATCAATTTATGGCGAAGATAGTTGGAACGCTAATCCTTGGGTGTGGGTAATCGAGTTTAAGCGTATTCAGGGGGCAACCAGTGAGCAAAATTAACTATCAAGAACTGCGCGAGGCGGCGGAACAGGCAACGCAAGATGAATGGGTAGCATATATTTTGCCGGTCATAACGGCATTTATCCTGCGCGCACGTCTGAGGGTAGGCATTGCGGATACTTTATTGACTGGCCTGGCGTCTGTCAGGGGCGGGAGAGCATCAGCATGAGCATCAGAACCTACGCAGTGAATTGCAATGACGCATGGCTAAACACCGAAGGTGATGACATCTCCGGCTCATACGTTAAGTACAAAGACCATCAGGAAGTGGTTGCCGCTCTTGAGGCCAAGTGCGCGGCGCTGGCTGCTGAGAATGCGGGGCTGAAGGCGGGACATTCATATTTCTCATATGGCTCTGAGCATAATTTCGAATGGCACAAAACTGCTGAGGAAGCTATCGAATCGGCTGAGGCTGCAATCGACGACTATCGCGGTGATGCTTGCGATGGATGGAGCGAAGAGGTCGATAGTATTTGCTGGGGAATCATCATGCAATCGTCAACGAAGGTTGGCGAACGACCACGCAACGAGGATGACTGTTGTGATCCTGCGATCGATACGATTTGCGATTATGCGCTTCTGCCTAATATCGAAACCCCAGCCACCGACGCTTTCATGGCTGAAGTCCGGGCGCAGGGGGTGGATGCTGCTATAGAAGCTGCAAAAAATCTGGTGGCCCAAGAATATGAGTGTAAGGATTTCAAAGCGGCGCAGAGTGATTGCTGTATGCACCCTGGTTCAGACCTGGTAGGGAAGGTTGAAATGACTGAGTGGTTAGTTGACTTTGCTGCCCAGCTTCGCAAAGGAGGCAGCCAGTGAATAACCGCTTTTACATGATGTGCTTGCGTGAAACTGTGGGTAATAACGCTTCATTCCATTGCCATAACGGCAATGGTTACAGTTCTAATATCGATCGCGCTCATGTTTACACGCTGGAAGAAGCCCAAAAAGCCTGGAATTGTGGTCGAGATATCGATCAGCCTGTTTGTGCCGATAGTGTGGATGCAATGGCTGTGTGGCACGTTGATTGCCAGTACATCCCTACAGAAAGCCTGATTGAGTCAGATTGCACTGCGTATGTGGCCTACAAAAAAGGTAGCTGGAACGGCAACGATGTTTACTGGCTTCAACACGGTGGATTGCCAACAGATGACTTCAGTAAAGCGACCATCTTTAGCGTCGCCAACAAAAACGAACCAGGAATAGTTTGGTTGCCATTTTCCATTGCTGATGCAGCAATGCGTCGGACGTTCAATATCAATAACTTTAACCGCAGAACAATGGTTCAGGGCGCAGGTTTGGTCATGCCTGACTGGTTGGAAGAGCAGAACAGAAGAAAGAAGTCGCGAAGCGGGAAGGTGCGTTGGAATTGTCCGCATTGCGGAAAAATAACCTGGCAGTACAGCCCATATGATTTTGAAGGCTGTAGTGATTACAACTGTGAAGGATGGCGAGAATGACAATTGACTATCAGGTACTGCGTGAGGCGGCAGAAAAGGCAACACCAGACGAATGGGTCGCATTTATTTCGACGGAGACTGGTACTTATGCGGTGCACACGCCCGGTGATGAACGATGTGAAGACGTTATCAAATGGACCGGCTTTGATGGACAGAAAAATGCAGAGAACAACGCTCGTCATGTTGCCGCGTTCAACCCAAAGGTTGCACTGGAGCTGCTTGGTGAAATTAAGTGCCTGGAGGACACAAATATTGATGCTATGTGTCGAATTGCAGAGCTTGAGACTAATCTCGCGGCGCTGGTGGCAGAGAACGCCGGGCTGAAACACGCAATGGCCGTAACTCTTGAGCATGTGTCGGTCACGGATGCAGGGCAGGCCGGAGTTGCTGCAATGATTATCAACGATGCCCTGCACCACAGCGAAACTCCAGCTACCGATGCTTTTCTAGCTGAAGTGAAGACTGAAGCACGCAAGGAAGGCGCTTATTTTGTGGCGAACAGAATGTTGGCAGCCTGGAAAGCTGGTTTTATTGATGATACTGCGAAGAACGCTGCGGATATTGCCCGGATGATTCTTACCTCTACTGAGTTTATGGCCAATGCGCCGGAAGGCGATTTTGACCGTTCATTCTCTGATGGCGTTCTCGAAGATATCGCCGAACAGCTTCGTAAAGGAGTCATCCAATGAGCAAGATTGATTATCAAAAGCTTCGTGAAATCGCTGAAAAAACAAAAATTGCTGGTGAAGCACCTGTAATGCCTTTCGATCAGCGAATTAATGCGCTTAACGATTTTATGAAGCACTTTTCGCCAGATATCGCGCTGGCATTGTTGGATGAACTGGAAAGAAACCAGCAATACATCAAACGCCGTGACCAGGAGAACGAGGAAATTGCGCTAACGGTAGGGAGGCTTCGCGTTGAGCTGGAAGGCAAAGACAGCAAAATAGCCAATCTTACCGCCGAACGCGATGCTCTTCGTGAAGGTGAGATGGGCGACGCTAGGCATAGCAACACACGGGCCGCAGCTGATATCTACTTCCAACTGGTCGAGGAGTGCGAAATTCCTGCTGGCGGATCTCTGGTCGAGTACGTTGACGATATGCGCGAGAAGCTGGAAGCCGCAGAGAAGCGCATTGCAGAGTTAGAAAGTGGTTCTCAGGCACAAAAGTTAGTTGAAGCAATCATTGTTGCGATAGAAAACGAACAGGAAAGGCTTTTTGATGAAGATTACCTAATGGATTCGAAAGAATGCATTGACGTAATTCGTGAAGAAGTAAAGCGATGGAATGATTCCCGTGCCGCTGGCATTCGCATCAACGGAGGTGAGTAGTGCGTGTGGCATGTATCGGCTTGTTACCGTACCCGACTCGTTTTTGGGCTTCTGCGCTAATTGCAAAGCCACATGTCCTGATGGCTGACAACATCATCCCGGCACCAAAGCGCCGCCATACCGGTATTGCAGCGGCACGACGAGCAGCAAAGAGACGCAGGAGAGCAAAGCGATGAAAAACCGTAAGGCAAAACGACTTTTTTTACAGCGACCTGTGCGTGTGGTGGAGCTGGTTATTAGCAACCATAAGATAGCGGTACTCCATCCATTTGGTCAGGTGGCTTTTGCCGCAAAGCGTAAGCCTACTGCGTCACAGAACAGGCGGAAGAAAGGGTACGCTGTAAGATGAAAAACCGTAAAGCAAAGATTCTGTTAGTTCGTAGAAACGCTCCTGGCGTCTGGCAGTTGGTGAGACTCAGCAACCGACGGATGGGGTTGATGAAATATTACGGGATGATGGATTGTGGTTTTTGCAAAAAGCCCAGCGCGGCGCAAAACCGCTGGAAAAACCACTTGCGCACTAAAGGAGAGTGATATGGCTAACTCATTACTTGAAACCTGCAACAACTGGCAGATTCAGAGGGCGGAGATTTTATCTCGCAATCCAGATATGGCAATGACAATTGACAATCTGGATACGCTAATTGAGCGAACCGTGCGCTCTGCAATTGATATAGCACATCGAGTGGATTGGGATTTCAGAGAAGCGGAGCGACTTGCTAAAGAGCAGGCGAAAGCAGCGGGTAAAGGAGAGGCATCATGAAAACTTTCACTATTGACTGGCTCAACAAATGCCGCTGCGGGAATAAATCACACACGGTCAAAACAGCTCGCGGAAATGAAACCGCCTTGTGGGATGACGATGCCGTTAAGTGCAACTCCTGCGGTCGTGGCGGAGTCATTCAAGTCTGTGAGGGGCAGGCGCGAGTTTTATGGGAAACCGATGAAGAGATGGCGGATGGAAAACCCATGACCACTATAACCAAAGAGCGACTGCTGACAATCAAGCAGTGGCGCGAAACATACGGACCTGGTAGCAACGTTGTACTGCCAGCAGAAGAAGCGGAAGAACTGGCACGAATTGCTCTGGCATCGCTGGAAGCAAAACCAATAGGTGCATTCCACATTGCAGAACAGCAAGTTGACGGCACAAGTGACTACCTCAAGGATGGAGAATGGCCTATTGATAATGGAATTATTGAGGTCTACGCCGCTCCCCTCGTTCCAGTAGTACCGGAAGAAAAACCAATACCTAATCCTCTTAGCATGTACGCGGTCGATGCTGTTGCCGCTATTGCAGAGGTGAGAGGCTGGAACGCCTGCCGTGCCGCTATGCTTCAGGGAAAAGGAGAGTGATATGACCACTATAACCGATAAGAAACAGTATCCAGGCGAGCAATATCTTAATGAGCTGATCACCAACATAGAGTTTGCTGCAAGGGCACCAGTTGAAGTCGTGAGAGCGATGGCAGCAGAGCTACAGAAGCGGCGCGAAGCTGATAGTGCAGAACCTGTAAGCCAAACTTACAAGTTTCCAGTTAATACACCTTGCCAGGATGCGCCAGCCCATATCTGGCTGCAAACGGCTGGAGTATGGCCAGAAAATGGCGAGTTAAGCGAATTAACGTGGTGCAGCCACAATCAGCACCATGATGACACGCTATATGTTCGAGCTGACCTTGTGAATGGCAACTCTCCGGTAACTCCGGATGGTTGGATAAGCTGTAGTGAGCGAATGCCCGCTCAAGATGATTGGATTTTAATTTATTCAAAGCACGGTGAGTATATGGCAGGACAGGTGCAAGGGGAATACGTGGAGTTGAGCGACGGCACTTTATCCTGGTTAGGGAACGCCTTGTTCTGGATGCTGCTACCAGAACCTTCCCAGGAGGCAGGTCAATGAGCTGGCCTGAAGCATTCGCAACGGTAGGAATTGTGATGGCGGCAGCACTGGGTTTGTATTCAATTTGTCGCTGGTGGTAACGATGGGAAAAATAACTTTTGTAGTCGAATTTGAGGATGGCAAAGAGCCACCTGTTAGCGCCAATCTTGATGTTGCTGGTGGCAGGCTTGTTTCGGTTCTATTTGGTGACTACCGAGATGACTTCTTCCAACCAGAAGAAGTTGATGTAGTGCGAAAGGCATTAAACGATTTAAGTGTTGATAACGATGATGCTCATGCGGAAATCATCCAAAAAATGGAACTGCTAACTCACTAAATTATCAATTATGGTGCTATCACCTACGACGCCGAGAGAAAATTTATAATGTCAAAAGTAAATGCTTTGATTTTTTCAGCAATTGTTGGCTTTGGTTTTACTGCCGGAGTGCAGATTTATATTACGTGGGGAAAAATCATCAACTACGCATGGAGTTGTTTTATTAAGTGAGGTAGGTATGTGGAGAGGTAATAGTCATGGCAAAAGCCAGATGATACTTACCGAATATCAGCTCGACCACAAAACCAATAAATCACGTTCAGTATATTTGCTTCGGCACAATAGCCGCGTAAGGAATACCGTGCTGGAGCAAAATCTGACCGTTGAAATGGATAATTTTGGGAACTTCAAGCCAACAATTGCGCTTGATGATTTCCCGCGTGGTTTAAGCGAAAGAGAAGCAATGCTGAAATTAGCAGAATGGCTACAAAGATTAAGCATTGCTATTGAAGATAACTGGTCTGAACCTTAAATTTATATGATGACACTAAAACATTTTCTTGACCGCCCATTATGGGCGGCAGCCGCAGGCTATGACTTTAATTATATGGATTGCATGTCTTATACCGCCAATGCATACGACTATTCCTTCAGTCTGCTGCTTAATTCTTTAAGAATATTGCCGCAAACAGAAGTTGGAGAGCTTCATTTATGGCTATTGGGCTTTATCGCGGCTGGAGTTGGTATTGCTGTATGGCCTTTTATTTTCTGGCTGGTGGCTGTTGTAGTGTGGTTTAAGTGCAAGACGTACCGGAGAAAGTATTTCTTAGGTGATGGAATGACTGATATTGCCAAAATGAACATTGAAAAATGGACTAAGGAATGTGAAAAGAAATGGCGCAAAAAGAAATGACCAGAATCACTGAAGAGCGTATATCAGAGATTATTTCCCGTATCGAAATGTATGGTCACGGTGCTGGATATACGGCAGATGAAGTATTGGCACTTGCCCAAATGGCTTTGGCGGCTTGCAAAGATGATAAAAAAATGAAGCTTATCGACTTGTTAGTGAAGGAGCTGCCTAAGTGCGGCGGGTGGCCTGATGGAATGAGTTATTGTTACCTACCCAGTGTCAATTTAATGGCACCATGCGCGACTTTTGCTTTTGGCTCAGACCACAAAAAAGACACTTTCTTTGGGCGCAATTTTTGTTGTGAGATTGAGCTTCCAATTGGTGACCTTGATAGCGATGAATACCAGTCAGTTGTCACTCGCGAACAATACGAATCAGCTCTCATAGCGTCGCAGAAAGTCGAGTTCAATGGTGATGAACTTGAAAGTAAGACTTACAGGTTGGATTTTGGGCAATGGCTGGAACAGCAACGCGGGAAAATCGATGTGGACTGTGGTTGTGTGTCCACTGAAACATTCATGCACTGGCTGCGGGTAGCTTACGAGGCTGGCAACTATCCGGACATTCCGGATAGTTCGGTGCCAGCACCAGGAAAGGGCGTCACCGGTGAACGTATCCGAATTAAGCCGCATGTTTATCGCGAACTGGTTAACCGTCTCCACGATACAGCGATCAAGTGTGCTGGCACCCAGCAATTACGAGAAAGAATTAGCCGTGTTTTGGGCGACGTTATTACACCAGATCATCATAAACAAGCCGAGAAAAGTGGCCTGGAAAGGTGTCACCTTGAGGCGGCATTAAACATTAAGCCGGGGCATACGCTTGGCATTATTGATGCACTATTGGTTCATAAGATGGCCAGGGCTTTATTGCCGCTGGTGGATGCTGGCGATACAAGCGAGGGTGAAGTATGAGAGTTGCAGATCACATCAAACACCTTGAAAGAATTATCGAAAACGGTGAACTCTTAAGAGATCAGATGAGACGCACGGCAGAAGTCAGAGAGGCGATAATCCGCAGTCAGGCTGGTAAATTAAAGCAATTATCAGAGATTAACGCGCTATACAAGAACAGACGTAACCGGGCGGCGCTGCGGCTTCAGAAAGCACGTAATGAAATTAAATTGGTGGAGGCAAAACTGAAAAAACAGATTCAGCGTTACGATCAGCAAGATGCTTTTTATGCCGCCATCAAGGCGGCTGCTAATGAAATAGGCATCTGGAAGTTGCTGGTGGAGAAAGCAAAGACGAAGTTAAATGCCAACGAAAGCTGAACTACAGGTACCCACCAGCACATACAGAAAATGATTGTTTCCACATCAAGGAGATTTTAATGTTTCACTGAACATTAAGTAAGCCAGTGCATAATTCCATTTTTTACTGACCTTAAAAGCAAAATCAAAACGATGATGAGGATGATCGCCAGAATCTGGCTAATAACAGGCGCATCTAAAAATGCACTCAGGAACTGAAAAAAAGCAGTCATTAAGGTGGTTCCTTGTCAAATGTAAAGGAGCACTTGCTCACGTTGACGTAGAAACCCAACCCCTATATAGTTGGATTCGGTGAAAGAAAGTCGTTAACGTGAGCTTACGGCACATGTTTTCGGAACAACATCAGGGAACGGCTAATTCCTTGATGCGGATGGGGTCTGTAATGCAGACCCTATCTATTAACGTCATGATTGCATCTCAAATTTTCTCCTTATCTTCATTAATCAAAATTCATTTCATTTGTGAAACATCACAATATTTAGAAAATGGCCCTCTTGCAAGTGCATAACTTTGTGGATAAATCAGGAAGAAAAAAGTTGATTCTGTGCACGGCAAGGCAGATAAGCTGTGCACAAAAATCAATGGGAAAAGAAAAAAAATTAAAAGTTACTTTGCTGGTTAAATAATAGTCGTTACGCAATTGTTCTGGATGGGATTTGATATGCACGATTGGAATATTGCAGCTAAAAGTCAGGAAGAACGGGATAAGGTTAACGTTGATCTGGCTGCCAGCGGTGTGGCGTACAAAGAGCGATTGAACATACCTGTCATAGCTGAACAGGTAGCCCGCGAGCAACCAGAGAATCTGCGCACCTATTTCATGGAACGGTTACGGCACTATCGGCAGTTAAACCTCCGGTTGCCAAAAGGGAGCGATCCGGTGTATCAGAACGAGGATGCACCAAAAAAATAACGGCAAGATGGGGGAGAAATGTGATTAGCCCCCAGCGTGGCGCGCCTACAAACCCCGCTTTCACAAACTATGCCTTTTCAATGTATACTGTATGAATAAACAGTATCATTGAGGTAAAACGCTATGGGCTTCCCTTCTCCTGCGGCGGATTATGTTGAAAGCCGAATTTCTCTTGATCAGCAGATAATTAGACATCCTTCAGCGACCTACTTCATGCGGGCAGCTGATAGCCATCACCGTGAGGGAATATTGCAGGGTGCTTTGCTGGTGGTTGATTCCTCGCTTACTCCGGTTGATGGTTCTCTGCTTGTGTGCGCTATGGAGGGTGAATATCGCATAAAGAGATACAGGAAGTATCCGCGCCAGCACCTGGAGGACTTAAGCACCGGGAAGAAAGAGGCGTTACCAGTAGATGACGATGGATACACGGGCAGTAATGCTGTTTTTGGTGTGATCACTCATGTCATCAATGATGCCCGAAGTGGGGAATTTGATGATTGTCCGGTTATTTAAGCTGCAAAGTGCTGGTGCTTTATGCCTGTGAAGTTTATAATTGTGTACACATAACGAGTACACGAGGTGTTTATGCAATCCATTAACTTCCGTACCGCGCGCGGCAACCTTTCTGAAGTGCTCAACAATGTTGAAGCCGGGGAAGAGGTTGAAATCACCCGCAGAGGCCGTGAGCCAGCAGTAATTGTCAGCAAGGCTACTTTCGAAGCCTACAAAAAAGCGGCGCTGGATGCTGAATTTGCATCCCTGTTTGACACCCTGGACTCCACCAACAAGGAACTGGTTAACCGATAATGAGGCATATATCACCGGAAGAACTTATTGCGCTTCATGATGCGAATATAAGCCGCTACGGCGGCCTGCCGGGAATGTCAGATCCGGGTAGGGCAGAGGCCATTATCGGGAGAGTTCAGGCCAGAGTTGCCTACGAAGAGATCACCGACCTTTTCGAAGTCTCCGCCACCTACCTGGTGGCTACAGCGAGAGGGCATATATTCAATGATGCCAATAAGCGTACTGCGCTAAACAGTGCGCTGCTATTTCTACGCCGTAACGGGGTGCAGGTATTTGATTCACCTGAACTGGCAGACCTTACTGTAGGCGCTGCAACTGGCGAGATATCTGTATCTTCTGTCGCCGACACGTTACGTAGATTGTATGGTTCTGCGGAGTAGATTAATGGCACGCAAATACAACAAATTGTCCCGTGAAGCGTTAAAGATGCTTCTTGATGGCGTGAGTCGCCGCAAGGTAAAGCAATACCTGGTTGGTAAGCAAATTGGTGCCAGGACCGCTATTGCTGTGTTATGCCGTCAGGAAATGGTTGTGCTTAAACAGAGAATGCCGGGCAGCAGATAAAGCCCAATCAGTGATGAAAGGTGTGATGTGAAAGCCGTAATTACTCCCTTTGTACAAAAAGAGCTTGGCGTCGCCACATTCAAAGTGGATCAGGAAGTCAGAAAGCTGGTGGAGGCTGGCCGTAAATTTATTATGGAGCCGGTGCCGCGTGAGTTAATCGAGCACATGGACGACGGCCTCGTTGTTTCCGAGCAAACTATGGCAACAAATGAGGCGTTGCAGCCGTTTTTTAACAGCGATGAACTGTTTCGCCGTATTGGTGGAATTGACGCGCTGGTGGCGTGGTTGCGCAGGAAAGAGGGGCAATGCCAGGCCGCAGATCGTAGCTGGTGTGACAACCATATTGTCCACGCAGAACGAGACAATAGCGCGGTGTTGTTGTGCTGGCATCACGATAACCATTACCGGATGCGTGGTTTTAATGAGCTGAAAGAAACGCTGCACAATAATCGCGTTAACTGGATACTGGATGTCGCCCGTCAGGAAATGGGCCTTTCAAATAGCCATGATTTAAGTATTCAGGAGCTGTGCTGGTGGGCTTTCATGCGCAACATGATGCACCTGATGCCGGAAGAAGTCTGCCGCATATCAATAAATAAGATGAAGGCTACTCCGCAGGATAGCGGACCTCTGAAAGAGGCGGATATTCGCCCGTATGACGATCGCGCTACAGCATATGTTCAGATGATGGAAGAACGCGCCGCGCCGATGCGTGCAAAAGTATGCCCTGTGGATGTTGACTCCGACCCAGGTATGGCGCATTTCAAAATACCAAAACTTCAATCGCTAAAATTGCCCGAGTACATGGACTTTGTGGCTTCCCGTCCATGCTGTGGCTGTGGGGCTGCGGGAGCTGGCGCTCACATTACGCCTTATATCGTTCGTCATAGTCGATTATGCGCGCATGACATTTATGCTATTCCTCTGTGCCAGTCATGCCAGCGTGATATTGAGCGTGACCGCGATAATTGGGAGAAGACGCACGGTAGGCTGGCGATGCATCAACGATTGTTCTTTGATTACGCGCTTGGAGTCGGCGCTATCACAAGTCACTCGTCGAGCGTTAGATAAAATTGCTCTAATGTATTGCTATTTCTTTAATCGAGGGTATTATATTCGACGTTGATTAGTTGACATGGGCTAATCAGTAGGTGACAGGATGTTACTTAACTGGCAGGGACGCCACTTCATGGAAATAAATCACTCACGAATAACATCGTACGAGATTGCGGATTACATGATCCGCACTAAATCTCTTCTATCAGCGAAAGAACTCGCAGCAATTCTTGAAAAGGAATACCCGCATCTGGATGTCGATAAGCGCGATGTTTATCTGCGCTTAAAGGCTATCGCTGTGTCTAAGTATTCGTCTGTTTTGATTGATGACAGTACACGCCCACGTAGATTTCAGATCCACTCTCTGAATCCTGAATTCTTTCGCCGCAGCCGCGCGCCGCGCCGGTTTGATGAAAAACTCCAGAACGAACTCTATATGACGCAGGACGAAAAGGAACGCCGGGAACACCAGCCTTGGGTAATGGCGCGTCAACTTTTCAATAAGGTAGCCCGTCAGCACCGTCATTACGGTAATGCCACATCCGCACGTATCTGATTGATTGCTTGCCCGTTCCGGGCCTTTTGACATGTGACTTTCGTTACCCTCGCGTCAAAAAGAGTTTTTACGAAAGGAAGCATAAGTGACCTGGGACGATCACAAGAAGAATTTTGCTCGCCTGGCGCGAGATGGTGGTTACACCATCGCACAGTATGCCGCCGAGTTTAATCTTAACCCTAATACCGCACGTCGTTATCTCCGTGCCTTCAAAGAAGACACCAGGACAGCGGACAGCCGCAAGCCAAATAAGCCAGTCAGGAAGCCTCTAAAAAGCATGATCATTGATCACTCTAATGATCAACATGCAGGTGATCACATTGCGGCTGAAACAGCGGAAAAACAAAGAGTTAATGCCGTTATCAGTGCCGCAGTCGAGAATGCGAAGCGCCAAAATAAGCGCATAAATGATCGTTCAGATGATCATGACGTGATCACCCGCGCCCACCGGACCTTACGTGATCGCCTGGAACGCGACACCCTGGATGATGATGGTGAACGCTTTGAATTCGAAGCTGGCGATTACCTGATAGATAACGTTGAAGCGCGGAAGGCCGCGCGCGCTATGTTGCGTCGGTCCGGGGCCGATGTTCTGGAAACCACTCTTCTGGAAAAGTCTCTTTCTCATCTCCTTATGCTGGAGAACGCCAGGGATACGTGTATTCGCCTGGTGCAGGAAATGCGCGATCAGCAAAAAGACGATGATGAAGGTACTCCGCCTGAATACCGTATCGCGAGCATGCTAAACAGCTGTTCCGCGCAGATAAGCAGCCTGATCAACACCATTTACAGCATCCGGAATAACTATCGAAAAGAAAGCCGGGAGGCGGAAAAGCACGCTTTATCTATGGGGCAAGCTGGCATTGTTAAGCTGGCATACGAACGAAAGCGTGAAAATAACTGGTCAGTGCTGGAAGCGGCTGAATTCATCGAGGCGCATGGAGGAAAAGTGCCGCCCCTGATGCTGGAGCAAATCAAAGCCGATCTGCGTGCTCCTAAGACCAATACCGATGATGAGGAAAACCAAACAGCATCTGGCGCTCCATCACTTGAAGATCTGGATAAAATCGCGCGAGAACGGGCCGCCAGCCGCCGCGCTGATGCGGCATTGTGGATTGAGCATCGTAGAGAAGAAATTGCCGATATCGTCGATACGGGTGGTTATGGTGATGTCGATGCGGAAGGCATATCAAACGAAGCATGGCTTGAACAGGATCTGGACGAAGACGAGGAGGAAGACGAAGAAGTTACCCGCAAACTGTACGGGGATGATGATTAATGGCCAGAAGTTGCGTAACGGACCCACGTTGGCGCGAGCTGGTGGCGCTATATCGTTATGACTGGATTGCGGCCGCTGATGTGTTGTTTGGGAAGACACCAACCTGGCAGCAGGATGAGATCATTGAGTCCACGCAGCAGGACGGCAGTTGGACAAGTGTGACCTCCGGCCATGGTACTGGTAAATCGGATATGACGAGTATCATTGCAATACTCTTCATCATGTTTTTCCCCGGCGCTCGCGTCATTCTGGTCGCTAACAAAAGACAGCAAGTCCTTGATGGTATTTTCAAATACATAAAGAGCAATTGGGCTACTGCTGTTAGCAGATTCCCGTGGTTGTCGAAGTATTTCATTCTTACAGAAACGTCTTTTTTTGAGGTGACTGGCAAGGGTGTTTGGACAATATTGATAAAGTCCTGTCGCCCCGGAAATGAGGAGGCGTTGGCTGGTGAACACGCCGATCATCTCTTGTATATCATCGACGAAGCGTCGGGTGTGAGTGATAAAGCATTCAGTGTGATAACAGGTGCGCTGACCGGTAAGGATAACCGTATTCTGCTTCTTTCCCAGCCTACGCGACCTTCAGGCTATTTCTACGATTCACACCACAGACTAGCTATTCGCCCGGGAAATCCTGATGGATTGTTTACTGCGATAATACTGAATAGTGAAGAATCTCCGCTTGTAGATGCAAAATTTATACGAGCAAAACTTGCAGAGTATGGCGGTCGTGATAACCCCATGTACATGATCAAAGTACGTGGTGAATTTCCCAAATCTCAAGATGGCTTTCTTCTTGGTCGTGATGAGGTTGAGCGGGCGACGCGGCGAAAGGTCAAGATTGCCAAAGGATGGGGCTGGGTTGCATGTGTTGACGTTGCTGGTGGCACAGGACGAGATAAGTCCGTTATTAATATCATGATGGTGTCCGGCCAGCGAAATAAACGCCGTGTAATCAACTATCGTATGCTGGAATACACAGACGTTACAGAAACGCAGTTAGCCGCCAAGATTTTCGCAGAATGTAACCCAGAACGGTTCCCGAACATAACCATAGCTATTGATGGCGATGGCTTGGGGAAATCGACGGCTGATCTAATGTACGAACGCTATGGCATTACCGTCCAGCGTATCCGCTGGGGTAAAAAGATGCACAGCCGTGAAGATAAAAGCCTTTATTTCGATATGCGCGCTTTCGCGAATATTCAGGCGGCAGAAGCTGTAAAATCAGGGCGTATGAGGCTTGATAAGGGGGCTGCGACTATAGAGGAAGCATCAAAGATACCGGTAGGGATAAATTCCGCAGGTCAATGGAAGGTGATGTCAAAGGAAGATATGAAGAAAAAACTCAACCTGCACTCACCGGACCATTGGGATACATATTGTTTCGCTATGTTGGCGAACTATGTTCCCCAAGATGAAGTGCTTAGCGTCGAAGACGAAGCGCAGGTTGATGAAGCTCTGGCATGGCTTAATGAATAACTCATTAACCATGCCGGATGGAAACTATTGCGCGCTTTCGGGGTTGCTGTTTACTGGCTGCCCCTTCTTAGTTTTACGGCTGCGCGTAACTGATGCGGCTGATTTGACCTTTTTCTCTTCGCGAGTGATGGCAATTTGTTTTTTTACATTTTCAATATCTGCCAGGCGATATATTTTTGCCTGCGGCCAGCGGTCGCAGATGATCGGTTCTATAGAGTCATAAAGGCTAAATTTTGCTTTCTCGAATTCACCGTTGATGATGATTCCATCACGGAGAGTTTCATCGCAGATAAACACACCACACAGCGGTACATGGTAACTAACTGATTTACCATCATTGTAGTTAGGGCTACTGGAAATGTAATGGACGCGCAGCATTGTTTCGCTAAAGCCGTGTACACGCATACGGAATTTTTCATCCTCCGGGTACTGCTTCATTAGCTCTTTTGTTGCTTCCAGGTTCTCTATGTATTTCGCACTGTGCTCATTGATCCCCGCGCTTTTCTGGATGCGAATGTCCTTATCAATCAGATGAATAATGCGGCCAGCGGTCATGTTGACGCTGTTCACAGCTTCTGTCTGATAAGTAGTAACCTTACGCACACCGCGAAGGATGTTAGGCACTGGATATAAAATAGTCTTTGGGATATTGAGGTCTGGGTACTGTTCCAGTTCCCGCGCCATTAAAGTCCATTTATCAATTTCAGCCTGAATGCTGTCCGTTTCTTTGAACGGCAGAACGACAACCGGGCGAACAGGACGACCGTCGCTGGCGGCATCAACGTGTTGGGCGCGTGCAACAGCTTTTTTTAGAAAGAGATCCCTGAAGCTGACGAACTCCTGGTACAGTTGTTCGCCGTAGACATAATTTATCATTGATCCTCCTCCAGAATTGACATGGCCAACAACTCACAGCGGATTACACTGGGAGTTGTTGACCACCATTATAGAAGGATCCAACGAAAATAATAGATTTATTAGTGCATTTATTGTGAGTCTGGCTGGTTAGTGGCCATGAGATATTCGATTGTGTCAGTGAGATCATCCAGGTCGTCTTGGGTGATGCGGTACTCCTGATTGGATATCTTTGAGTAGTGTTCAGCAATGGCGCGGGCAGCGTCGGTTTCGGCGGGGTCTACAGATAAAGCGTTAGAGCAATGTCTAACGTCGTCGATGGTTGGTGGAATGAAAGCCATAATTATGCCTCACTGTATTGACAACACAGAGCCTGAAGCTCTGACCTACTGTTTCACCCATGATCCATGCTGGGGTAATCTAACAACATTGCGCTGTGTGTAAGATGAGCAATGCATAGCTGTAATGCCGTTGTATAAGGTTTCCCTGTTTGCTCATTTCCTTCTGAGCCGCTCTACAACGCTGAAGACACATTAAATAGTGAATCCAAAGTCGTATTACGAAACGGCGGCAAAACTATAATTTATTAGAGCAATTGTCAAACAACTATGAAAAACAATCCAGTTTTTGGCTGGTGGAGTGGGATTTTTCTCTCAAAATTTATTGCTCTAATAATTCTTGATTTTTATGCGCAGCTGGACGTAAACTCCTCTTCAGACCTAATAACTTCGTATAGCATACATTATACGAAGTTATCTTAAGGGTTATTGAACATGATCAATTTACCTGTAAATCCATACAGTTCAATACCTTATCAGGTCAAATAGTGATCACTTGATCATTTGATCAAGGTTGCGCTACGTAAAATCTGCGAAATGTTGGCAGTGTTAGTGCTCCAGATTTCGCGTAGCGCACTTAGCACCACCAATCAATCAGAGGTGAAAAATGGGATATTCAGCTGCTAAAGTGTCCACTCATCTTGAGCTTGAGAAAAACCGTGGTTACTGGCGGGCAAAAGGGTTTGATCGTGATAGTTGCCAACTGTCATTATCGCGCGGTGAAGAGAAAATAGAACGCACGCGCGGTCGCTGGCGTTTCTATGACGAGAACCATAAACAGGTAAAGGCAGAGCCAATCCTGTACACTTTACTTAAAACTATTATCTGAGTGTTAAATGTCCAATTTACTGACCGTACACCAAAATTTGCCTGCATTACCGGTCGATGCAACGAGTGATGAGGTTCGCAAGAACCTGATGGACATGTTCAGGGATCGCCAGGCGTTTTCTGAGCATACCTGGAAAATGCTTCTGTCCGTTTGCCGGTCGTGGGCGGCATGGTGCAAGTTGAATAACCGGAAGTGGTTTCCCGCAGAACCTGAAGATGTTCGCGATTATCTTCTATATCTTCAGGCGCGCGGTCTGGCAGTAAAAACTATCCAGCAACATTTGGGCCAGCTAAACATGCTTCATCGTCGGTCCGGGCTGCCACGACCAAGTGACAGCAATGCTGTTTCACTGGTCATGCGGCGGATTCGAAAAGAAAACGTTGATGCCGGTGAACGTGCAAAACAGGCATTGGCGTTCGAACGCACTGATTTCGACCAGGTTCGTTCACTCATGGAAAATAGCGATCGCTGCCAGGATATACGTAATCTGGCATTTCTGGGGATCGCTTATAACACCCTGTTACGTATAGCCGAAATTGCCAGGATCAGGGTTAAAGATATCTCACGTACAGACGGTGGGAGAATGTTAATCCATATTGGCAGAACGAAAACGCTGGTTAGTACCGCGGGTGTAGAGAAGGCACTTAGCCTGGGGATAACTAAACTGGTCGAACGATGGATTTCTGTCTCTGGTGTGGCTGATGATCCGAATAACTACTTGTTTTGCCGGGTCAGAAAAAATGGTGTTGCCTCGCCATCACCCACCAGCCAGCTATCAACTCGCGCCCTGGAAGGGATTTTTGAAGCAACTCACCGATTGATTTACGGGGCTAAGGATGACTCTGGCCAGAGGTACCTGGCCTGGTCTGGACACAGTGCCCGTGTCGGAGCCGCGCGAGATATGGCCCGTGCCGGAGTTTCAATACCGGAGATCATGCAAGCTGGTGGCTGGACCAACGTAAATATTGTCATGAACTATATCCGTAACCTGGATAGTGAAACAGGGGCAATGGTGCGCCTGCTGGAAGATGGCGATTAGCCATTAACGCGTAAATGATTGCTCTAATTCTTTGATATTTATGGTGACATATGAGAAAGGATTTCAACATCGACGGAAAATATGTAGTGCTGTCTGTAAGCACTAATATTCAGTCGCCAGCCGTCATTGTCACTGTAAAGCTGAGCGATAGAATGCCTGATATTGATTCAATATCCGTTGCGTTCCCTGTCAAAAGTATGCGTGGTGCTGAACATTTCGTGATGAATGCCACCGAGGAAGAAGCACGGCGCGGTTTTGCTAAAGTGATGTCTGAGTTTGGCGAATTTTTGGGGCACGTTGACAAAGCCCTCTCAATCAGTTCAGCAAGGTCCAAAGCGTTAACAACTTCCATGATGAAATAAAAAAAAGCCTGGCAAGGAGCCAGGCTGCACAAAAGAGCGGGTTTGTATTCCGCATCCAATCAATCAAGAAGGAGTATAGCACACGGGTACTGAAGTGAAAAAATGTGATTCGCGATAAATAAAATATCTACCATTGCTCTAATTGATTGCTATAATTGAGCCGCAGTTTTTGTCAACTACGAAGACGTTGCCATTACTTCACTCCTTGACATCATTGGCGGCCATTAGGCCGCCTTTTTTTTGCCATATGAAAACAATCGAACAAAAACTTGAACAGCGCCGCGAGTGGCAGAAGGCAGCCAGAGAACGAGCGATCGCTCGGCAACGGGAAAAGTTGGCTGACCCCGCCTGGCGAGAATCGCAATATCAGAAAATGCGGGATTCTATCGACCGCCGTATCGCTAAACAGAAAGAGTGCCCACCAGCCAGCAAAACGCGGAAAAGTGCGGTAAAAATAAAATCTCGTGGCTTGAAGGGACGAACACCGACGGCAGAGGAACGGCACATAGCCAATGCTCTTGGCGCTCTCCCCTGCATTGCGTGCTATATGCATGGAGTAATATCTGAAGAGGTGTCTCTGCACCATATTTCCGGTCGTACCGCGCCTGGTTGTCACAAAAAGCAATTGCCACTTTGTAGATGGCACCACCAGCATGCAGCACCGGCTGAAGTAAGAGCAAAATACCCCTGGCTGGTCCCTGTTCATGCCGATGGTGTGGTTGGAGGCAAGAAAGAATTCACCCTGCTGAACAAGTCAGAGATGGAGTTACTGGCTGACGCCTATGAGATGGCAAACATCATGCACTAATAAATATATTATTTTTAATGATAAATGATTGACAACTGACAAGTGACTTGAGTCAGAATCATCACACGCCCGGTACGGATGGATCCCTTTTCAAATATTCCATGGACGGCACAGTCTGAGTACCGGGCGCTACCTTCAGTTGTATTGCTAAGCCGCCGCTGGTGGCTTTTCTTTTTTGTAGGGGCGCTATGGATAAGAAAATATGCGTTGTTTCGATGAGCGTCGGCAAACCGGCGTCAATGACTGCTGCATGGATCAACAACGAGTTGATAATGGCTGAGCGGACCAGCTACCCTGAACGCCGCCGCGATATGGAACTCCAGCTGCTGCGCGAATTGCGAGAAAAAGAGGAAAAGGGTTTTATCGTGCTGGTGGAAGAGGAAAACAGCTTTATTACGGGTCGAGTTGGCCAGCGTGTAAGGTTGCGCGATCCCTTCATGAACGGCAGGCCGGTACTAATTGAAGCAATGCAGATTTACAAGGAGCTGGAACGCCAGAAAGCGATCAAGTTACCGCGCAAAGAATCCGGCAAATACATCCTCCACCAAAGCATCTTCGATTCCGAACACGACAAAAAAGGCGATGAATTTTTCAACATCAACTGGAGCGAAATAACGACAGAGCACGTTCTGTCGTTGTTATGCTGCTTCGCAACGGAATATAACAACGTTGCAAGCGCCGACTACATCAGGGCAATGGCTGGAGAAGTTGAGGCCCGCCAGGAAACATCGTTACTAAGCCCTCTGATTAACATAATTCGCGGAACCCAATGTCTAGCCGACAAGCGAGTTCCTCAAGGCTTACTTACCGGCAAAGAAAACTATTTATAATTAATTACGTCAGTAGCCAATAGAGATTTTTGTTGTGGAACAAAAATATATATTTTACAATCTAGTAACTTTGGGTGGAGGATTATTACAATGATGAATATTAAGCCGCTGAAAATTAGGAACAAGGTCATGAAGCCTCATAAAGCATCATTAAACCCTGACCTAACCGCAAGGAATGTACTTACATACAGTCATTGGGATTTTGTCGAACTCTGGTTAAAGCGAAACGAAAAAGATGAGGCTCTTTTTTATTGGGAGCAAGCAAAAGTATTTAATCAGGCGGCCAATGGTTTACCCAACCAATCAGCCCCACTTTTGCACTATTATTCATTCATGAATGCAGTAAAGGCGTTACTTTCATCTCGCAATATAAACTTCAAACAGCATCATGGTGTTGCTAGGGGTGAAAATGCAGCCCAAATTGATAACTTATCTGATATAAAAGTAAAAATAAAAAATGAGGGTATACTTCCGTCTTTTTCAAAATATATTGACGGCACCTCTCATGAGGGGGTGTACAATATAAAAAACCTTTTTTCTGGATTGCCATATATTCATCGTACATATTGCCTTACTTATGATGTAACTGATGATATATTTATTCCACTGATCGATGCTGAGTTCGTTCTGAATGAGTCAGACAATAGCCTGTTTTTCACTGCGATTTTATCCAAGGATTTTCGGTTCGACACAGTTTTCGACATTCTACCGCCAGCGTTCGAATTGTTTGAAAGAGAAAAGTACAAAATAAAATCAGTAGAGTCATTACTTGATTATAATGAAAATCAATCGTCCAACATGCCGCAATTAACTGAATTTCATCAAAAAATAAGAAGAAATCTTTACTATATCAATGGCGCAGAGACTCTTTGGTATCTCAAACGTAAAAACAATCAATCTGAGCATACTTCTGTTTCAATATCGCCATTGGTTATAACCCTAGCAGCTATGCATCGATTAAGTGAGCTATGTCGGTATGACCCACTTAAGCTAAGACAGTTACTAAATGAAAAAGAAAACTGGATTATTGCTGAATTTATTCAACAATCTCCGTCACAGTTTATAGATGCAATTTCATCTGAAATTACTGGACACCAATTTCTTATCCCAAACGTAAGGTCTGCTTCTTAATGAATATATATATCGCATGCGCTTTAACTCATGTTCCAAGGGAAATTTTCCATGAGTACAGTAATTGGATTCACAGCCTTGCAAAAGGTCTATCTCAAAATAACAACGTAAAATATGCTTTGATAAATAGTGACCCAGAATTATCAAAGCGCCCTGAAAGTAACAAATCTAAACTTTGTTACATTTGGGACAGAGATATGGTTGAGAAATCTGATGTAATAATTGCAGAATGTAGTTTTCCATCAACAGGGCTAGGAATAGAGTTGCAGATTGCTGAACAGAAGAACATTCCTGTAATCATCTGTTATAAAGATTATGGGATAAATAAAACTAAAACCATTGAATACGTGAATCCAGATGAGACTACCCATAATCTACAAGTTGGCGAGGGTTTCATTTCTCATATGGTATTAGGACTACCAAACATCCTTGATGTCATATTATGTAAAGATATTGATAACACATGCAGGAAGCTAAAAATACTGTTAGATATGATTAACCATAATTAAAAATTAACACCCACTTAAGATGTCTAAACCAGCCCGGTATTAACCGGGCTAGACAAACTTAATCAGCATTCAGGAGCAATGCATTATCTATGATGATTTGCTCCCATTCTTCGAATGCCCGGTCGCGGACGCCCTGGGGAACGCTGTTAGTTTTGAAATCGACGACCGTACGCCATTTCCCGTCCGGGCGGTACATGCGCAGAGCTTTACTTCCCCCTTCCCTGCGCACTTCAACGTTATGCTTATCAGCAAACTCTTGTAATGCTCGTAGCGTCCCATGCTTTACTGTGTAGTATCGCTTTTTCAAGTTTTCTCTCCAGCCTGTGCCAAGGCTTCAACTTCCAAATCGTAAGACTCAAATTCATAGTCCTGGTCGTCAACTTCTTCAGACACTGGCAGTAAATGCCAGGCTGAGTATATCTGACCATTATCAAAACGCTCCTGGCTGTAGAGCGTCGCGGCTATGAGTGTTAGAGCCGGGCGGTCATAACGGTAAATTTTGCGAACGTCACGGTCAACGAGACGACCGAAATTACCATAACCGCGCTCCAGTAATAATTTTTTAATTTCCGGCCAGTATGGACCATAGCTGCGGTACAGGCGGGGATTTTTCAGTAATCGCCCGCGTAGCCCTGACAGGAAGAAATCAACGTATTCGTCTTCTGTCTTTCCTAACAACGCTGTACGGAGTACCGCCTCAAGATATGTTTTATTCGGTTTTATTGTATCAGATAGTGTGGCCATATTATGCGACGCCCGGCGAACCGGGCGCTCCTGTTATGCGTATTGTTGGATGACGGCCAGAACGTCCGCCACGTTGTGTTTTGTCTCGATAATCCACCAGTTACCCGGGAAATCGCTGTTCTTCGCCTTCGCTGGCAGCCAGCGAGCGCCGAATTTCGCCTTGATTGCGTCTTTCGCACGGAAAAGAACGCCTTTCATGCCTGAGGCTTCCTGAAGCCCAAATACCTCGCCAGCGGCGAATTTCGGTGCGTACATCATCTTCAGGTCGGCGGTGGATACGCGATAATTCAGACCAAGAGACTGAGCTATGCTGGTGGCATCACCCTGTATTGATGATAACTCTTCTTGTTTCTCGTTTCTGGCGGCAATTTCTTCCTCCGTGATGTTGCCAAGGGCCAGGTTTATCCGATCAGCGTCGGCCTGTTTCTCTTCATCGGTGCGCCCGGCAAGAACCGTGTTAATTCTCTGCAATATCTCCACATGATTCTTGCGCATGCTGAGCAATTCCGGCGTAACCTCGTTAAGATCCACCAGCCCAAGGATGGCAAGGTCGGAAAACATTGATACCAGGTTGTAGGTCATGCGATAGCTGAGTTGGCCATAGGCTGATGGCAACTGCACCGCATCCATTTGATAGGCATCCATAAATTTAGAGCCGTCGTTTACGACATCCGCAATTGCAGGTGTGATTTTCCCTGTGGTGGCGGCCTCCCTGATTGCTGTTACCCACGATTGAGTCAGTGCGGCGACTGCATGATTCAGATTGGCTTCCCGTTCTGCTGCGATGCGCGCGCTTGCTGCGTCCATTGCCTGCTTGATCTCGGCTTTATTGCTGTAAATGCCAATGGTGCCAAACTGTGCTGTGGTGATCTCATAATCTGACGCCCGGAACTCATGGGTACCGAAAATGGCATTGGTGACCTCAAGTTCAGAATCCCCGTTACGAGTAGCCCCCTGGCTTGTTTTCTCCGGCATTTTTGCGATCGCATCCGCTATTTTCTCCTGAATTGCTTCAGGGGATAGCGTATCTCCGTATGACGCGATTACATCGCCATAATTGGAGCCAAACAATTCAACCAGGAATGTTTCTGCCGAACGGATCTGGCGGTTATTCCCTTCCGACATCATACCAAGCACCCATTTTGCAATTGACGACTTCAGCGCGCCGTCACGGCGATCCGGGTAAACCGCATGCTTCAGTGGGTCCGTATAGGTACCAACTAAATCAATGCTATAGCCTGACTCTGTAGTCTGAACGCCGTATGAGTCAGTGATTTTGATCATGCCGCGCTGCTGGAAACGGTAGAAATCGTCACAGGAAATGATGTCGTTAATCCCGGCGATGGAGACGCCACCACTGATTTTCTGCATAACAGCATCTTCATCAGGAGTTACATCAACCTGTTTATCCAGCGTCTTCACATCCCAGTTACCCGATTTGGTGCCTTTGAAGGTAAAGATGATCTCCACGTCTGCGCGCTGGCTGTCGAAGTCCAGCGACTTAATGCGAACGATATCACCGGCACAATCGTAGTATTGGCCTACACGCCATGAGCGATCGCCGATAACAAGGAACTCACTCGCATGGTTAACCATGTCAGGATCAATATCCAGAATGCCTTTATTTATTGCATCCTCCACCAGCGGGCGCAGGCGTTTGATATCCGTCGCGGCCTTCTGAGTACGGTTCAATAATTTCTCATAGCGGGAGATGGCCTGAGAGATATTAGCCTTGCGCTGAATGGCGCTTTTCAACGACGCGCGATACTGTGCTAACAACATACGGTCTGTGTGATGGACACTCCCCCAGCGGGCCTTCCAGTCTGCGTTATCCGCTGCCTTGGCCATTGCCGCCTGTTTGAATTTAGCTACCTCGGCGGTGGTCTTTTCAAGTTCCGCTTTGCTTCGCTCTAATTCAGCGGTAAGTACCTCCACATCCTCGCCAGCTGCGTGCTGCGCCTTGATGTAGTTCTGAAGGTCGATAGTAGCCTGTTCTTTCTGGCGAGCGCGTTTCGCAGCTTTCGCCTTATCCATTTGAACCTGCATCATTGCCAGACGTTCGCCGTCATCCTTCGCGGTATACATCTGCATTTCGATCATGTCATTGGCGTCGGCGTTCTCCATTTCTGACTTATCTGAACGGAGGATATCGGAGATCCAGCCTGCTTTACGCTTCAGCGTCTTCAGTCGGTATTCATCGAAAGACCCCTTGCCGCAGTAGTAGTGAACGCGAACGCTTGCACGGTTGGAACCAACTCGGGCACCGCGACCGTTACGCTGTGCGATACTGGCTGGTGTCCACGGCAACGTCAGGTGGTGGATATCCGTCGTTCCTCGATGCAGGTTGATACCCACCTCTGCCTTTTTGTTGCAGATGATGATCGGAGTCCGGCCCTCCTGGAAGTCGGCTGCAATCTTTTCCAGACCGCCCAACGACATTTCATTTTGCTGCGCGATATAGGCGTCATACAGAGCCATTTGCTCGTTGTATTTCGCTATCTGTGCATCTGTTGGTTCATCCGGTAGCTCTTTCGGCGGTTTAACCGCTTTCAGTTTCTTACCGGTTTTACCTGCCTCGGCAACCGTCTGAGCATTCAGGATCCCCACCTTTGAAGGTTCAAGGTTTAGAGCATTGCAGATAATGCGCTTGAGCTTCTGGTGCTGCGTTTTTTCATCGGTGAAGATGATTTGCTTACCTTCCGGGAAAAACTCCTTCAGCGTGGCGATCAGCTTCGCGTATTTGGGCGTAACGGGGTGAGTTACGGTCTGTTCGTCAATGCCAAACCTGGCCAGGCGCTTATTCACTTCCTGCTCGAACGCTTCCGGAACCTGCAACTGAATAAACTCGCCCTTATCTATCAGGGAGTATTGCGATTGCTGCGTGATTGAATCATCACTGTCGTCGTCTTCGCTGGTGGCTTGTTTAGGCAAACTGTCCGCCAGCTGCTGCACCGCATCGGCGTACTCCGGCAGGAAACGATAGGTGATCCGGCGATAGTACAGGTCCATGTCAGTACATACGCGGTCCATATCCCTGATTATTGAGAAGATCGGACGGGCTTTCTCGTGCTCAATCACGCCGTCTTCATTGACCGAGGTCGTTACGCCATTGTTGGCTTTGGCCGCCGCTTCCGCCTGCTGACGCAATTCTTCATACGCCGCCAGTTGTTCTTCAGTAAGTGGTGCATCCTGCTGGTGTTCGTCCAGCTCCGGGATCTCCACGGTATCCTTAACGTCTTCCGCCGTTTTAAGCGTTACCCAGCGATGGAATATACCGCGCAGCGCATCAAGGTTTTCAAAGCCCACCAGCGCCATTTTTTCTTCAACTTCACCGCTGATTTTCTGTACCGTTTCCAGCCTGGTCTTGCCGAAGAATTTAACGAAGTCATCAGGACCGTAGATCCCCATGTTCTGCCAGTATTCCTTCGGCAGAACATGAGAAAGCATGTTGTATGCATCGATCGGGGTGTTAACGACTGGCGTTGCAGTCAGGAGAACCGGCCCGCGCCCGCCATTCTTTTTCATCAGGTACGCGTTTTTAATTGCCATATCTCGCGCCGATTGCGCCACCGCGCTGGTGGGCAGATAGGCCAGTTGTGACGCTTCGCGACCATTTTTATAGCTATTGCGGTAGTTGTGACCTTCGTCAGCGATCACACTATCGAAGCCCATATCCTCAAAGTACGGATACTTCTCTGCTTTTTCGGTGCCGGTATCTGAATACTCCGACAATACCCGGCGACGCGCGGCCTCTTTGCGGTGGGAGTCGGAGTCCATTGCGCTGGCTACGCGTCCGGCGGCAACGAAGTCATAAAGCATATCCTGTGCATGCTCATCTACGGTGTCATCACGTAGCGGAATGCGGGCGTATTGTTCTTTGGTAAACACGACTGCACGGTAATTTGAGTGCGGGATCGCGTTCATCCGCGCCGTGATAGTGGCTTCATCTGCCAGCTTAAGAGCATCGCGCATAACTGGAGTGCCATCAGTACCAAGAACAGGTTTACCGTTCTCATCGAGCACCGGCACCTGGCGAATCTGATCGCCATCCATCAGCACATCAAGACCGACGAACAGGTAGTTACTGAATGCCTCTTCACTCAGGAATTCTTTTGCTTCGTAATACCAGTTTTCCAGCACTGATTTAGGCACTACATACGCAGTACGGGTGGAGCGACCGTTCTCATAGTTGAACGCCTCAAGCGCCAGCGCGGTCGTGGTTTTACCCAGCCCGGTGCCGAAGCCAAGGATGCCGCGCCCATCTTCGGACAGTCGGCGCACCTCGCTATTCTGGTAATCAAATGGCTGGCGCTTACCGCTTAATCCCTTCAACCCAAGCGGATCGCCAGAGTGTTCATACGGGATATTGCTATTGAACACATCGTTGTATTTGGCAACCAGCTCATCGTAGCGATCGTGCGTCTTGATCCACTTATTGAACTGGTCCTCAAGCAGTGCCATCTGCTCGCGGTAGCCGTTCGCCGTCGCGCTATCTTTGCCACCGATACGCGCACCATTGAGATACTTTTCCAGCTGTGCCGGGAACCCGGTCGCGTTTTCACCTGATTTACGGTCCCACTCGTAGCGGATCTCGCCTGTTTCTTTATCCTTGCGCTGGACGACACCGTATCGGTGCCCGACGAACAGACCATCACCACCGTGATAGGTGTCAGAAACCATTTCGTCGCCTTCCAGCTGCACTGACTGCACATAGCGCAGATCCGGATAGCCGTTTTCCTGCAAAAACTCCAGAATGACGGAGCGGTCGAACCAACGGCTATTGAGCTTAAAGCGGATATTCTCTGCTGGCGTCTTGATGCGCTTCTCTTCGATCGCTGCCAGCTGATTAAGGACGTTGTTCTTTACTGGACCGTCGGGGAGTGTGGCAAGGAATTCCTGTTTTGGAGCCACTATCTCGTTAATGTCGCCGCTGGTGGCGCGGGCGAACGGAACAATCCCGCCATACGGTGAAACCGCAATACCAGGGATGCTGGCCAATAAATTAAGCAACTCGTCATCACTGGCTGGCAGTTCGCCGGTAAACGCAAGGCGGAAATCATCGAGCTGGATTGGATCGCGAGTGAGATCACTGTAGAGATAACGCAGGGTGTCCTGATAGCTGGTGGAGTCATAACTGGCGCTGGAATCATGCGTAACCAGTTTTCCTGTCAGCTCGTCAGAAATAGTGCCATCCAGCTTAATTGCACCACGGAAAGCAAACCAGGCGCGCGCACCGCTCCCCGATAATTTCGCTATCGGACCGCGACCGGGGTTACCAAAACGGTCAATCTCTGCCTGTAAACGGGATACCAGAGAAAGGCGCTGCTGTTCGATTTGTTCAGCACTATGCCCGGCGGCCTTCATGTCCTGATATTCAATTAACATCCGGCCAATCATCGCCCCACGATACAAGCGTTCACGGTATTTTTCAGGCTGGCTGTTAATCCAGTCCACCAGCTGCACCATATCGTCGCTGATTGATGTGGTGTACTTATCGCGGACATTTGCCATCTGGGTAAATGTCATGCCGAGACGACCTTCTGTGGTAGTCAGGTTACGCTGAAGAGCCTCCCAGCTATCCGCGCCATAACTGGCAACATCAATCTTCAGCTCCTTCCCGGCATCAGCTTCAATCCAGCGACCACCAGCATATTTTTGCCATACGCCATTAATCAGGCGCATTTCCCCTTCACCAACAACATCTGCGGTCGGTGACGGTTCAGCCATATCGAGCAAAGACCAGTCGATACGGCTTTCGAAACGATGAATCAGCTTCGCTTTAAGAGCCTGGTTATCAATCTGACCGTCGGCACGAACCTCAATACGCCCCTGGAAGCCCTTTTCCTGGGTGCCATGAACAAACCGGCGGCCGTCCTTTTCAAACCACTTGCCAGAAATAAACGTTGGCCAAAGCACATTTGCCGATTCAAGAGTGCTTTCATCCACCAGGGGGATTTTCTCAGCCATCTCTGCCGGATGTTTGCGCATCAGCACCACATCTACGACCGTACTGGTCCCGTTTGCGTCAAAAGTACCGGTAGGCAAGCGGTGGGCACCAAGAAATTCAGCTTTCCGTGATAGGCGCAGGCGTAACCGCTTCATGTTTGAACCTGAAACAATGGACGGCGGCACAATCACGCACATGAATCCGCCTGGCTTTATCTTGTCCAGCATGCGGAGCATGAAGTAAGAACCCATGTCCGTTTCTTCTGCGTAAGGCTTATCGATGTTGCGTGTGTTATCACGACCACCGAACGGAACGTTACCCACAACATGGTCGAATGAATCGTTAGGCGTGCTTACAGCCAGTTGTTCGAACGGGGAAATCTGTACGCTGTCTTCCGGATGTAACAGCTGGTTTATACGACCGGAAACACTGCTGATCTCAGTCGCGGTCATCACCGTGCCAACCGGTTTTGTCTCATTAAAAACGCCGGTGCCCGCCGATGGTTCCAGAGTGTTACCTACGTCCGCGCCGTAGAGCTTCATGATCTCCCAGACACCTTCAGCTATCGGCTTTGGTGTGTAATATTCGGAGACGGACCCGCCAATGCCGCCTTCACCGGTGTACCCAGCCAGGATCTGGCGCTGTTCATCTGTCAGTGTCGCGCCGTCCACCAGCGAATTAAGCAAATCTATCGCCTTCTGATTCGCCTCACGGCGCAGTCGGTCATAGCTTTTGCCTTCCACCTTTTCCACGCCGTATTTAATCGGCGCTCGGTGAGATGTTATTGCCCTAATGTATTTCAATATTTCGCTGACACTTGAACAGCGAAACACTCCCATAGATAGCTTGTTCATTGGTAATCCTTAACAAGTGACTAGTGTTAAATTTCCGTTCAAACACGATGCGAATTATTCTAATTAAGGTGCAATCTTGGCAGACAATAAAATCACGCTATCCTCGGTCAGGAAGGCGCTGGCGGGGGTTTTTAAAGACAACGGAGAACGGGACAACATCCTCCTGTCCGCGCTGGCTGTGCACGGCGGAAGTGGGTATTTGTTTTCTCGCGCAGGGGCACCGGTACAACTGTCCGGCTTCTTAGGCGGCAAACCGGGCGATAGTGGCATGGCTGGCGATGGGCTGGTGGACGGAAGTCGCTTTATCTTTGATGAAGTTCAACTGCCAGAAGATCGCTTGCAACGCTATCCGCTACTCGAAGAGATGGCGGTTTACAGCACGATCGCCACCGCGCTGAACATCCATATTACGCACGCGCTCTCTTTCGATAAGAAGACCGGACAAACCTTCTCTATCGTGCCGGTACATAACGGAAACGATAGTGACTATGACGCCGCGCAGGCGTTGTGTGGCGAGCTGATGAACGACATCGGGCGAACCATCAACAAAGAGGTCGCCGGGTGGGCATTTATCATGTCTGTATTTGGGGTGGCTTATGTCAGGCCATACACCAAAGAAGGCATAGGGATCACATCTTTTGAGTGCTCCTATTACACCCTTCCGAGCTTCATCAAAGAGTTCGAGGTCAGCGGCAACCTGGCGGGATTTAGCGGCGATTATCTGAAGGACGCGTCAGGGAAAATGGTTTTCGCCGATCCGTGGGCCATTATCCCTATGAAAATCCCCTACTGGCGGCCTAAGTCAAACCTTATGCCTGTGCACACTGGCCATAAGGCTTTCAGCCTGCTGGATAATCCGGAAGAGCGCACGCCGATTGAAACCCAGAATTACGGGACCAGCTTGCTCGAATACGCCTACGAGCCGTACATGAATCTGCGTTCGGCGATCCGCTCGCTGAAAGCAACGCGTTTTAATGCGTCGAAAATTGACCGAATCATCGGCCTGGCGATGAATAGTCTGGATCCGGTTAAAGCAGCCGATTATTCGCGCACCATTACTCAGACGCTTAAACGAGCAGCTGACCTGATGGAAAGACGCGCACGTGGCGCGAATAACATGCCTACGGTGACCAATACCCTGCTGCCTATTATGGGCGACGGCAAGGGACAGATGACTATTGATACTCAGACCATCCAGGCTGACATCAACGGCATTGAAGACATTCTCACCTATATGCGCCAGCTGGCGGCAGCACTTGGCCTCGATTACACCCTCCTGGGGTGGGCAGATCAAATGTCCGGCGGGCTTGGCGAAGGTGGATTCCTGCGCACGGCAATTCAGGCCGCCATGCGCGCCTCATGGATCCAGCAGGGCGTAGAAGAGTTCATTCAGCGGGCTATCGATATTCATCTTGCTTTCAAGTACGGCAAGGTATACCCGGAAGGTGATCGCCCGTACAAAATCGAATTCCACTCCGTTAATACCGCTCTGCAACAAGAGCACAACGATAACCGCGACTCGCAGGCGAACTACGCCACCATCGTTACGCAAATCCTCGATGCCGTCAGCAATAACAGCGTCCTCGCCAATTCCGATGCATTCAAACGTTACCTGTTCAGCGATGTGCTGGAGATTGACGAAAAAATCTCTGAAGCACTGGTGAACGAACTGAAAGCGAAAAGCGAGGACGACGATCACCTGATGGATTCCATCATCAAAACACCGCCACAGGAACTGGCGCAAATCCTTGAATCGGTCTTTAAAGAGGGAAACGATAATGACTGATGTTTTGAAAACGGTCACTGACCGCTTTTGTCTCTATAGTAATGCTCGAAAAGGTCGCCAGAACGGGCGACAGTATGTATTAAGCGCGGTAAAGGCCATGCTTGAAAGCAAGGAAACTCAGGAAGGTTTACGCCTTGGAGAGCTTTTCGGCTATTACGGTCACGGTCGCCGCCAGCTAACCGGTAAACTGGAGGTGCCTGAAACCAGCGTGATCATGGTGGAAGGTCGCCCGGTCGTTATCGACAATGTTCCAGCTTGCCGCACAGTGGCTATATCCGTTGACGACAACGGCATCGTTACCCATACACAGGAAATTCTTAACACAGAGCCGGGTAAAATTGTCGCCGCGATGATCGAAAGCCGTGCTGGTGGCTGGAGCTGGGCCACTGGCGGGCGCGAGTCCGGGAAAATCGCTGTAACCACCAGCTTCCATGGTGTGGATTATGTGACGACGCCGAACTATATCAGTCTGGATCATCCTGCCAGCGCCGGAATGTTTGAAAGCGCGGATTCTAAATCTCTACTGGCAGAGTCCCTGGCTGCGCATGGGTACTCCGACGAGTCAGTGCAGGCCGTTATATCCCATTACGGCAAAATGGCTGAACTGGAAATGATGGTGGAGGCGACAGAGCGTACGGCAGAACTGGAAACCGCACTACTCGAAAGCCAGGGCCGCCACCTCGAAGCAATGGCCAAGATCGCAGATGCTGAAGCGCGAATCGCTTTGCTGGAGGAAACAGCGGGTATCCGCGACGATGTGCTGGCAGCAATGCAAGACGAACTGGATAACCTCCCGATCTTCGTCTCCGCCGCCCAAAAAGACGCATTCCGCCTCAAAGAACCTGGTGATGCAAAAATCGTTGCCACACTTTTCGAATCTCTGATCAAAGTTGGAGCACGCAACTTGCCTGTCACCAAGAAAATTAAGGAGGTTCCGCAAGCGGCTAACGTCCAGGCACCGCGTGAGACAAGCATCATCACGTTTAATAATTCAATCAATCCGTTCAAATAACCACCAAAAATAACCCCGGCGGCTGCCGGGGTTCTCGTTAACTATTATCACCTTCGTCTGCGTGCCATATATTTGCGCACCGCGCGGCGTGGACAATCTGAAGCGGTTTCTTTCTGCTGCATCAATCTCGCGGCCATGCTCAAAAATGTCAGGCACAGCCTAAGCCCGGCATACAAGAGCGGTTCCAGTGGCCACGTCTCATTGAGCACATATACGGCCATGAAAATCGAGTCGAAAACTATCGCCGCCAGCGATAACTTCATTGTCGAAAGTCTGCGGAGCTGCCGGAGTTTATTCATTGACCAGTCCCGTCAGGCAAAGCTGGCGTTCTTCTTCACGGCGAATCTTTAACCCGGGCAGGGGGACGCCGTTACTGTTCACGAAATCAGGGAGATGGTTACACATATTCACCCATTCCCCTTTCTGCGCCCACTTGTGGATGGACGTTTCTACTCGCATGCCTCGCGCTTTGCTGTAGTAGGTCCGTAAGTTATTGCATCCCATATTGAATGCCGCGCTTGTCATTGCACTGAAGGAATTATCGGGCATGTCTTTGCCCCGGAAGTGCTGGTTAATACAGCGTTCAGCGATCAGGATATTCTTTTCCCAATCAGCGGCGATTTGCTGGTCTGTTTTTCGCACACCCGGCGTTACCCCGTGTGTATTACCGATCCCGTCAGTCCATACCCCTGCCGGGCACATGTATGGATCACGTCGGCAACCTTCAGCGTTACCAATCAGCTCAAGCCCCGCCTGGTTGGTTCGCACATTGCCATTACCCATCACGATGGTAATCATCACCGCGATAGCGCAAATTGCACCGCCCCCTGCGGCTGTTTTTCCCTTCATAAAGACCTCATAAGCGAATTTTTTACGCTCCAGGACAAACACCCATTCACAGCCAATACCGACTGACTCGATCCCTTTAGAAGGCACAGGATAATGCAAATCACTTGTTAGCTACGTTTCAAAGATATACATTATTGCTCTAATTAATTTATTTTATTAGGTAAGATAAGTGGCACAACGCGGTGTAAACAAAGTCATCCTGATTGGTACCCTGGGGCAAGACCCGGAGATCAGGTATATACCAAATGGCGGAGCGGTCGGAATACTCAGCATCGCAACGAATGAATCATGGCGCGACAAGCAAACGGGCCAACAGAAAGAGCAAACAGAATGGCATAAAGTCGTTTTGTTCGGAAAACTTGCTGAAATTGCGAGTGAATATTTACGAAAAGGTTCTCAGGTCTACATCGAAGGGAAACTTAAAACCCGTAAGTGGACAGATGACGCCGGTGTAGAACGTTACACGACGGAAATTATCGTCAGCCAGGGCGGCACCATGCAAATGATAGGCGCTCGCCGTGACGATTCACAGTCCTCAAATGGCTGGGGGCAATCAAACCAACCTCAAAACCACCAGCAATACAGTGGTGGCGGTAAACCTCAGAGCAACGCCAATAACGAACCTCCAATGGACTTTGACGACGATATTCCGTTTTAGCCCTGATAAATATTTAAATGTAAATTTATTTACAGATTTATCTAAATAAATAACCAATTAAATTAGTGTGTTATAAGCATTCGAGCCCTCTTTTTTCTGTAAAGTTAAAAGAGGGCTTTTTATTGTCCGAAGGTTGTGTAATTATAAAAGTTCGCTTATAAAATTAAATGTAAATATAAAAGTTCTTTGGTGACTAAAGTGTAAACAAAGGGGTGTTTGTGAGAGTTGAAACCGTTGTACACAGTTCTGGTGATCTATTACCAATACTTCTAGATGATGATGGTTTACCAATCCCGTCTCCTAACGAGTTTGTGATGGGAAGACGAAACTTAAGCACAAATACCCTCATTAGAAACCTTCGTGAGCTGTCTGTTTTGTATCGATGGTTCAACGTTCATCGGATCGACATGCACTCGAGACTAAAAAACGGTGCGCTTTTCTCGGAAGCTGAATTTAGAGGAAGCTTGCTAGAGTTTTTGAGAAAAGACATGGAGATCGAAAGCAAGGTTGTTGCCCCGCATACGTTTAATAGTCGATTAGCCACAATACGCCAGTATTTCGTCTGGGAGATTGATGTCTATTTGTCGTCTCTACCATCGAATGATAGCCAGTATGACTCGATACAAGAGTCTAGAAAGCGAATCATCGCGTGGATTGAGAAAGGTTTTATTAATAGTCCAAAGAGTGCTGGTATTAGCCGAAAAGCTTTGACAGAGGATGAAGCCAGATTCTTAGTTAATTGTCTCAACCCTGAGAGCGCTGACTCTTTCGCTTTTTACGAGCCGATTAAGTATCGAAACTTTGTCGCAGTATCATTGATGCTTAACTGTGGACTCCGTCCAGGGGAGCTTCTTAGTCTTCGGGTTGAAGATATTAATATTGGGGCAATTTCGTCGGTAACTATTCAACGAAGACCACCCGATCCAAATGACGAGAGAAGGCCCAGACCCAGTGTTAAGCGCAGTGGTCGAGTATTGCCGCTTGAGGGTAGCCACTTTCTACGGATGTTAGACAGATACATTGTCGAAATGAGGGAGAGCCTAGAATCTAAATCGAGTAAATCTAGTGATTATTTGATCTTAAGTGATGAAGGCAACCCGTTGTCCCATTCATCACTGACACAACTTTTTACTCGTCTAAGGAGTGCATATCCGGACTACTTGCCAGAAATACTGACTCCGAAAGCATTGCGGCATACATTCTCGACTCGAATGGAAAGGGCATTGCGAGAGGCAGGTCTTGAAGAGGACCGTAGAAAGCAAGCTTTGGCAATGTTACGTGGCGACTCAAGTTTAGAGTCTCAAACGGTTTATATTGCTCAAGAAATTGAAGATCGGGCTCGGCAAGCATTATCTGATTACCAAAAGAAACTGACAATGGGAAGCGATAGATGAACCAGTTGCTTCAACAAGCTAGAGATAATAATGATTCTAGGCTGAATTTACCTGATACTTTTTTTACTCGTGAGGGTGTTAAGGTTGAGAGTGCTGGAGATGTTTGGGTGTTGCCCTTGCTATATCGACACAGTCGGCTCGACTTCTCTCGCATCCAAAGCGGCACTCTTAAAGTTGTAGTAAAAAGCTGTATTATTGATCAAGCGACGCGAGTGTCATCGCACGCTGGAGTGCAATATTGGAGTGATATATCTGCCGCAATTTTCTCGAAACAGACCGATTATTCCCTCGTCTCCGATCTTTCCATTGATGATCTTGAATTACGTTTAATTGCGGTGATGGAAGCCGCAATAAATGAAGCTCGTAAAAGGCACCGCCTTTGGGCATTGTATAGACCAATACAGTGGTATATTTGGTGCGCGGAAAACTACCCAGAATTTGGGTTTTCGGAGATTTATGCTCACGAGTTAGAAGCGATGGAAATTCCGGGAAATCCAAAAGGGGAGGCAGTTAGACAAGAAGATCCTGATAGAGGACCTCTTCATAGAACTCTTGAGCTTCAACTCATAATCAATACGTTAAAGCAAGACAACAGTATGGAGTATGAGCACCTGCAACAGAAGGCGGCTATAGCTCTTTCAATTGCTTTCGGAAGAAATCCAGCTAACCTAACTTTTCTAAAAGAAACGGACTTAATTAACCTGACGCCTGATTCCGATTCACCTTGCTATATTTTACGAATGCCCAGAATTAAAAAGAGGCAACTAGCGCCAAGAGACGATATGGTGGATGAATATTTGGAACCGGATATTGCCAAACACCTAGTGGCGCTTATCAACGCTTCGCAACATAAAAAGCTAGTGGTTGATGCTGATGGAAGTGTTAGAGAAATCGAGAGACCTTTGTTTATTAAACCAACCGAAAATTCTTATGCATTAGAGTCGAAGCGTTGGGATGACGCCTTCAATATGATGTCGACAGGTATAGCTAATCTCATCAGAGGCTTTATCAAACGACACAATCTAATTTCCCCACTTACCGGTGAATTGATGCACGTTACCCCCCGAAGACTGCGGTATACGCTTGCGACAGGGTTAGCAGTTGAGGGAATTAGCAAGCGTGAGCTGGCGAGGATTCTCGATCATACCGATACCCAGCATGTGCAGGTTTATTTTGAAATGGCTGGCAGAATTGTTGAGCACCTTGATAAGGCAACCACAAAAGCCTTGTCTAATTACCTAAACTTTTTCAAAGGTAAAGTAGTCGATAGCGATATTGAGGCTGTCAATGGTGATCGTGACGACAAACACCTAATCTTTGTTGACGAACAAAATCCGACGGTACAGTCCGATATCGGCGTTTGTGGAGAATCTAGCGTTTGCCACCTCGACCCACCATACTCTTGCTATTTATGCCCTAAATTTCAGCCCTATCGACATGCCGATCATGAGCAGGTGTTGGATTGCCTATTGGCGAGTCGGACAGAGCGACTTGAAAAATACGAAAATGCTCGCCTAGGGATTCAACTCGACGAAGTGATATCGGCGGTAGCACAAGTTGTGAAAATCTGCGAAGAGGGCCAAGAGAATGTCTGATGGTCGCTCGCAACGCAGAGCCAAAGTTATTCCCTTTATTGATCGTTTAGAACGCGATCGGAATGCAAATTTACAAGCCCTAGTCAGCAAAGCCCAGCTTTTGAAGTTAGATGGTTTCGAGTCGGTTAAATGGCATGAATCGAATTGGAAGATAACATCTGGCAGACTTGTGAAGCTGACTGGAAAAAATATCAAAGCAGCGTCTTTTGTCTTTACCTTATCACCAAAATTAGGCGCCGAGTCTCTAGTGGATAGTTGGGGTGAAGTGTGTAAGGCGTTATTCGTTTTAAGATTTCATAGAAAACATCAGTCAACGCCCAATCAGCGTAACTTCATAACAGCAGTCGGTTATGTTGCCGCGGCTGCAACTCAATTGGGTCAGAAACTACTCAACCTGACTCCCGAAGCACTTGATAATGCATGCGCGTTAATTTCAAAACATTACCGCGAGGCGACCGCATATAACCTCCATAAACATATTGCAGAGTTCGCAGCGCATTGCGATGCCAACGGCTTGTGCCGGGTTCTGTTGCAATTTAAATACGCGCGAATGAAGCGCCCAGCGAGCACGGACGGTTTAAGCCACAAGCGGCTTGATGATCCAGAGGTTATTGAGACCAAATCGGACAAATTGGTTGATCCAAAAGTATTCCGTGTAATGGGAGAGCTTTATCAAAATGTACCGAAAATTCATAAATACCGGCTGTATGTTTTGTTATTGACTTTGCTTGCGTGCACGGGGCGACGGTTTAGTGAGGTTTCACTTTTACCAAATCAAACACTGTCTGTTGATGACGAAGGGAACGGTTATATCGAGTACTTCCCGCGTAAAACAAGTCGAGGAGATGTATTCACTCCGAAACGCAAATTGTACCTACCATCAGAGGTGAAACCTATCGTTGAAGAAGTGCTCAATGAATTAGCAGATCTCACCGCTGCGGCTCGCGAGACGGCAGAAGAGATGCATAAAACACGTGGGCCGGATTTACGCTTTTTGGAGCAAATTCCGAGTGAACAGCGGCTCTATGCTAGCGATATAAAGGAATTAGGGATTAGTGATACAGGATTAACGTCAACGGGTTGGCTTCGTAAACAAAACCTAGCTTGGCCAGACGTCGATGCGCGAACCAAACAAGGGCAACGCCCACGAAACCCCATTCATTTCACGAATAAGGAAGGTTTGAAAAAGTACTGTGCCCGTGATTTTTCGGGTGCCTGTCTCTCGGCCATTCATACCGATCAATTCGGTAAAGAATATTACCTGAAAGATTTACTTTTCCTCCGTCCACTCGGCCTTTCGAGTGGCACTTATGCTCATTGGCTTGCGACCAGTTGCAGCCAGTCAATGTTTTCGACATTCCTTCGCTATTTCCCTGACCTCGCGGCGGAATATGCATCTGCTAGTGTCGAGGTGGATTTCACCAGTCACCATTTTCGACACACACTCAATACCTTGCTTGATGAAGGCGGTTTGAGTGATCTACTGCAGACGGAATGGTTTGGTAGGACGAATTCACGAGACACAAAAGCGTATCAGCATACGTCACGAGAAAAGCGAGCGCTTATGCTGCGCCAAGACATAAAGAAAGGACTCGTCGGTGGGCAAATAGCAGAGCAGATTCAAGCGATTCCGGTTGATGTTCAGGATGTTTTCCTCAAAGCAAGGGTACAGGCGGTGCATGATGTCGGTACTGGTATTTGTATCCATAATTTCTCGCAAACACCTTGTGAGCGCCATTTGCAATGTTCAGCAGACTGCAAGGACTATGTGTGGGCAAAAGGCGACGCTGGTCGATTGGAAGACCTAAAACGGCAATATGCACTCACGGCAATTGCTCGCAAAAACGCTGAGCAGCAAATGAGTAGTCAAAAGCCAAAGAAAAGTGCCGACTGGCTTGCGCACAATGATAAAAAACTTAAAACCCTAAAAACCCAATTAGCGGACAATGGGGTTGAGCATTTTGACCCTGAGCAATATCTAATAGAGGTGAAACATGGCTAAGCGTTTCAGACGTATGTCGGATAGTGATATCAATACCATTGTTGCTGATTTAGATCGCTGGGCTATGGGCGAGCTTGGCTCCAAGTTAACTTGGGCAGTGCTGGAAGAGCGTTTCGGGTTTAGTCGCCAATCACTTCAAGCAAAATCAGAAATTAAAGCAGCCTATGACAACGCCAAAAGAGCATTGTCAGGTGGCTTGGTTAAAACAAAAGAACAAGCAACCAAAGAGGCCGAACAGCTACAGGTGGAGCTAGCACGCCTTAGAACAGAGCTGGAAGCATACAAGCAACGTGAAGAGCTGTGGCAGCGCCGCTGGCAGCAAATAGCCTTTCATGTAAGGCAAAAGGGTATACAAATGGCAAGTGTCGATAAAACTCCACCTGAAGGTGCAGATTTACCGTCAAATACCGAGTCAGCCAAAATTCTGAAAATGTTTGATAAGGAAATACCGCCTTCGGGCCGTGTTTAGCTCAAGGGTAACTCTACTCACTGGATTGGAGGCGATATGAACTTGGCTGGAAAGATTTCAGGGCTGTCAGGTGATGCTGACGTGTTATTCGGTGGCGAGTCCTATAATGCATCGGTGAGAGTGTCTTCGCGTATTGATCAAGTATATGACTTCCATATCCTAGTTGAGGGGTTGCCGGAATTTTTGGCGTTCGGGCTAGTAGCCGATCACTCAAGCTTCGTTGCTAGGCTTGATTTTGAAAGGGAAGTCGAGCTTCGCGCATATAAATTAAAGGGTGGTGTTCTCTGGTGTGGTAATGACTCCAACTTATTGATAGTGTTTTATATTCAGATAATGCCCGATGACTTTGTCA